CCATCATCGTAGAGCGCAACGAAGCCGGGTTCAGCCCCACCGAGGTCTACCTCTTCGACCACGAAGAGTTCGGCGGCGTCGAGGGGAACAGCGTCGACCGGGCAGAGGACGCGCTGCGCGCGTACCTCGTCGCCTCGTTCGGCGAGAAGAACATCAGAAGCATAAAGCGCTCCGGCTCGGCTCATGTCTTCATGATGCACAAGCCAGCGGCCCCGGCCGTGGTGGTCCGCGTTCCGCTGGTGGTGCAGTGATGGAGCAGAAGAGATTCGAGCCGAGGCGCGTCGTCGGTCGCAAGCTGGTGTCCGTCCCGGAGCGACAGGGGCGCGAGGTGGCCACCGTCACGCTGACGACAGGCGAGCTCATGCGCCGTCCGCCTCTCTCCGTTCTGATGGACCAGCACGGCGTCATGGTCTACGACGAGGGCAGGGCTGGGAACCGCTCGTACTACCCGTGGTCAGCGGTCAGGGAAATCCGCTGGCACTTCGTCGAGGAGGCATGATGATTACGCTCGAGGAGGGGCACAACGTCTTCCGCTTCGGTGGGCTCGAGGACGGCGTCGAGGTCCACGTGGTCGTGACCTGCAAGCGAGAGGACCACCCCATCGGGGCGGGCGCGCTGCGGGTCGTGGACATCGCGGTCACCGCTCGACCCAAGCCCATCGCTACGGGGTGGCGCGTGCTCGGCAGACGGGAGCAGCGATGACCACGATGGACGAGTTCGGATACGCGCAGTGCAAGACCTGCCACGGTGAGCACCTGGCGTTTTCGCTGCTCGATGGCGAGTGCTACTGGTGCCGCGAGGTACTGCGTCACGACCCGCGCGAGTGCTACGATTGCAACCGGGCGGGCTGAGATGACGTACACCCGTGACTCGCTCGTCGAGCTCCGCGACCGCGTCAAGCGGATGACCGTGGAAGAGCGCGACGCCCTCGCCGACCGTCTCATCGAGGCAGGGGCAGGAGGCGAGGTCTTCGAGTGGATGCACCGCGGCGGTTGGCGTCCGCGGAGCCAGCGTGAGCCCGACGGCATCGAGGGCGGGACCCTCGACGAGGTGCCGCCGGCGCTGCGCCGAAGCAGAAAGGGGCAGCACCGTGGCCGCTAGGTTCAAGCCATACGAGACCGGCACTCACTCGCCGGTGGGAGAGGTAACTGTGCTCAAGGACGTCCGTGAGCTCCTGTTCCTCATCCTGCATGTGCTCATCGCCGCACCGGACCCGGGCGGCGAGCTCACCCCAGTGCGGAAGCGCGTCGAGCGCTTCATCGAAGAGAGGATGGTCAACGATGAGTAGCCGGTACCTTTGCGACGCGCGTTTGTTCGCGGTCGATTCTCACAACGAGCCCGGTGTGTCGTACCGGGTGGTCATTCCAACGGACACTGGTCTAGTGTGCACGTGCACGTGCCCGAACTTCCGTTACCACGGAAAGGATGGCCCGTGCAAGCACATCGACGAGGTCCTCGCCATCATGGCGGACGATGGGTACCCCGAGCTGCTCAGGCGTGGCGGTGGTGTGCCCGTCGATGGTTCCTTAGTGGCTGAGGCTTTCGAAGCTGGCTTCAAGATGGGGCAGAGAGGATTCGTGCACTGATGCCAGGGCCCGTGCTGACTCGCGGCCCGGTCCCCGGCGCTTCGTCAGGCGAGCGGTTCTACACGGCCGAGCAGATGGCCAGGCGGGCCGCCGCGTGGGATTCGACCGCGGGTCGGAGACGAGCTCACGTCACGTACTGGGATGGCACGCTATGGTGGTGCCTGCGAGCAGGGTGTCTCTGGAACACGAGCTCCTACTCGCGGCACGCCGACGGGGCGGCCGAGTATCACCAGGCAAGAGACGAGACGCTCGAGGAAGCACTCGAGCATGAGCGACGAGCGAAAGGGGCAGCATGATGGGAGTCCCGTCAGAGAAGTTCATGGAGATGGTTAGAGAGGCTCAGTTCTCACTCGACGAGGCCGTCGACTACGCGTACCAGCAGTCGCTCACTCCGTGGCCGGTGGCCGACGAGGATGAGATTGACCTGCTTCGCACGGCGCTCAACCTCGTGAAGAGGGTGACACGGTGAAGCAGGACGACATCCGCCAGTGGTACGAGGCGCACGGCATGGAGTACGTCGCTGAGGACTGGGGCAGCCGCTCGGATACGGGCGAGAGCACGGGGCGGGCGCCAGACGTTCGAGAGCGCCCGCACTCCGGCCGCGTCGCGTCGTACGACGGGAAGGCGTTCGAACAGATGGAGGACCTGGGCCTCGTCGGATTCCTCTGGACGCAGCGTGAGGACCACGACACGCTGGATGCCCTCGAGGAGTTCTTCACGCCCTACCTCGCGACCATGCCGCACGCGAAGCGGCGCCTCATCGACGGATACATCTACAACCGGCGGAGCCAGGCCCGCCTTGCTGAGACCCTGGGGGTTTCTCAGCAGGCTGTGTCGAAGCGGCTCGCGGCCGCGCTGCGGTGGCTCGTGAAGACCATCGCGGATGAGCAGCGCTTCCTGGCCGAGGTGGCCGGGGACTACGAGACCATGAGCGCGGAGGACGAGGAGCTCGCATGGCACTCGTTCAACACGTTCTGGGAAGGGAGGTTCGGTACACCATGGCCACTGCGGGGATGACCCAACCGTACTGTGAGCTCCACGACAAGGGGCACCACACACACCTGCATGACGAGATAGCGCGGCTGCGTGCAGTGGAACAGCACGTTGAGTGGCTTGAGAGCCAGAACGTGAAGTTTCGCGCCGAGGTCAAGCGGCTGCAAGAAGAAGCAAACGAGAGGTCTGGCTATCTGACCGAGCAATACAACCTAAACGCGGCCTTGGTCGAGAAGGTAGGGCAGTTGCAAGCTGAGTACGACAAGGTCTTCGACCTGTGGCAGGACAAGGGCGACGAGGTCGAGCGGCTACGGGCGCAACTGACCGAGGTCAATCAGCGCTTCGGTACGCAGTACCGCGACAAGGTGGAGGAGGTCGAGCGGCTGCAGAAGAACGAGACGATGCTGGTCGAGACGGCGAAGAACAGGCTGGCCGAGGTCGAGCGGCTGCGGGCGGAAGTTGAAAACATGGAGCGCGTCGTCGGTCTCGCCCAGCGAGAGTACGCGGACCTGCAGCACGAACGTGACACCTACCGCGCGGCCGCGATGGGTGAGGAGAACCTCCGCAAGGAAGTAGAGGCCAATGTCAAGTGGCTGCAGACCGCGTTGGCCGCTGAGACCGCGGACAAGTTCAAGCACATCGCCGAGGTCAAGCGGCTGAACTACGAACTAGGCGTTGTGGACTACCCGGGCAAAGGTGCTCTCGTCGAGACCAACGAGCGGCTGCGGAAGAGACTCGACGCCGCCAACAGCGTGTGGCAAGACGAAGAGGCCGCGCTACTGCGGATACGAGACGGTGTCGAGAAGTTCGTCGCCGACTTCGTCAAGTCGAAGCCGCGTTCCTCCAACACCGTGTCAGCGCTTCGTCACCGCGAACTCGTGGACTGGGCGAAGCGCGACCTTGAGCGAATCCTCGAAGGGAGCAGCGATGAATGAGGACCGTGACTACGATGCCGGCGGACTCGTTGGCAAGGCGGGAGTGACGAGAGAGGACCAGCTCGAACACCCGGCCAACTTCGTGTCCAATGGGAAGCTGTACCTCGTGCGGTGCGTGGCCTGCTCGTACAGCGAAAACGGCCGAGCCCGAGAGAACTGGGGCCCGGCCGTCGCGGCGGGTGTGTGCGCGTGGTGCGGTTGGGGCTCTACCCCATCAGAACTCCCGGCAGAATCCTAGAGCACACCGGGCACTGCCGGTACCACGACTCGCGGTGGGAGAAGTGCGGATTCGGCTGCTTCATTCCGTACTTCTCCCACGTCTCTCCCTCGTCGAGGTCGTGGGCGACCACCGCTTCGTCGGCGTCCGCTGGGCGGTAGGATGTCGTGCGCATCAGATGTACTCCCCGTTCACGTACATCGTGCCAGGGTCGCGGTCGCCGTAGTGGACGTCGTTCTCGACGGCCGTGACGGCGCCGCTGATGTCATCCTCGTCCTTGATGATGGTGCGCGCGGACTTCGGGTCGTCAAGCTTCGCGAGCAGCACCTCGAGGTTGCGCCGCGTCAGCTCGATGCGAACGATGGGGCGCCCCCCGGTACGCTCGCCGTCAGAGAGCAACTGCACCTTCATGCCTTGTCCTCCTTCGTCGCCCACTCGAGCCACTTCACGGCGTTGGCCGCCAGCTTGTCGGTGGACATCTTGTCGACGAACGGTATCTCGCCGTTCCAGTGCATCGGCCCGACCTCGACCTTCTTCTCGTCACCCCACACGACCCACACGTCGATGCTCTTCGGGCCGCGCACCAGGTTCTTGAGCATGATGCGCTGACCCATCGGGAGCGACGCGCCGGCGGGCTTGTACTCCATGAAGAGGAAGCGCCCGTTGCGCTCAAGCACCGAGTCCAGGTCGCTCGGCGCCACGCGTCCAGGCAGGTACGGCGTGAGCCAGCGGTAGTCCCGCAGCCCGAGGCCGACGGCCTGCTCTACGGGCGTGCCACAGGTCGGACAACCGCGGAGCGGTGCGTTCGCCATCAGACCTTCCTCTCGTAACGAACCTGCAGCAGGGCCGCCAGCGCAGTCACGTACCACGGTGCGTTGAAGCCGATGAACACGAGCAGGCCTACACGCACGAGTCCCCAGAAGAGACCCCAGCCCGCGGGTGTCGTGACTGTCAGCTTCATCAGGCCTCCGCTCGGTGCACGTAGATGCGGATGCCGCCGGTCTCTCGATTGAACTCAAGGTCGAAGCCGAGGCGGAAGTGCCCGGCCGCGGCCTCCTCTTTCGTGATGACGAGGGCGCCGCCGAGTCGGTCGATGGCGAACGCGAGCAGCGTCATCGCTTCCTGTGTCTGCGGCGTGAAGAGGTCCGACGCAGCGACCTCAGAGTACTCGCGCCCAGCGAGTCGTTCTTTCGCGGTCGGCTCTTCGGGAGCGCCGGCCGAGTCGAAGAGCTCTGCGCCCCAGTCGTCGTCGAGCGGGCCCTCAGGCATCCGTTGCCGCCTTGCCCTCGAGAGCGTCTGCGATGCGCGCGAGGTTGCTGGCGATTTCGTTGAGTATCAACAGACGCGCGACAGGCAGCGGCGCCGGCGAGTTGTTCACGTTCACCATCACGTTCATCTCGTTCGGCGCGCCCACCTGTGGCAGGTCGCCCGGTGTCAGCAGCTTTCCACCCATGTCACACCTTCCTCGCTTCGTCCTCGAGGAGCTCGATGGCCGAGCCCTCGCCCTTCTGCGACCAGTTGTCGCACACGTACGGCTCGAAGATGAGCGGCACGCGCAAGTCGAACCCGTGGCCTTTCTCCATGCACCACTGCAGAACCTTGAGCTCCTGCGCGTTCGGCGCTCGCAGCAGCCACTCCCAGATGGCCTCGTCGTGAATCTGCGCGAGGGTGCGCAGCCGGCCACGGAGCAGCGCTTGCTTCGAAACCGCCAGCATGCCACGGCGGATGACGTCGGCCGCGCTCCCCTGGATGATGGAGTTGACCGCCTGGCGCTCACCGTACTGCCACGCCTTCCACGACGCGAGCTCTTCGAACGAGCCCTTGAGGTGGCGCGTGCGGCCGGACAGCGTCTCGACGTGACCGGTGTCCTTCGCGCGGAACTTCGTGCGGTCGCCCCACTGGAAGAACTTGCGGTAGAACCCCTGCACTTCCTTGAGGTACGCCTTCGCGTCGCCCGGCGACGTCGGGTAGCCCTCGACCGAGAGCACCTGCGCCAACTTCTTCGGGCCGGCGCCATATCCCACGCCGTAGTTCACCGTCTTGCCGATGCTCCGGCGAGGGTCGTCGTGGTCAACCTCGACGCCGAACAGCGCGTACGCTGTCCGTACGTGCGGGTCAAGGCCCTGCTCGAAGATGCGGATGAGCTCGGGGTCACCCGACCAGTGCGCCATGAGGCGCATCTCGAGCGCGTCGTAGTCGCCGATGACGAAGTTGCCGGCGAAGAGCGCGCGCACCTTGTCGCCCCACTCGTGGCGGGACGGGATGTTCTGCAGGTTCGGGTCGGACGAGGACAGCCGGCCGGTGACCGTGCCGCCCTGGTTGTAGCGCCCGTGGATACGCGTGGTGACAGAGGCCTGGGAGGTCGAGGGGCGGTCCCCATCCTCTCCGAGTGCCCTGTCCGCCGGGGAGCCGGCCTCTGCCACCACGGCTACCCGCGGGAACTTCTCGAGGTACGTGCCGAGCAGCTTGTCGAGGCGCCGGTACACGAGCGTGAGCTCGTTGACCCACGCGTCGGCGCCGTGCTGGTACAGCAGGTCCGGCGTCGCCGTGCTCGGGTGCTTCCCTTCCTGTATCTCACCGTTCGGCAGCTTGCGCTTTGTCGGTGGGGTTTTCACCAGCCCGCGGCCGCGCAGCACCCACATGCCGTGGATGTAGAGCCGGCCGACCTTGCCCACCTCGAAGTTCTTCGGGACCCAGCCCTCGTCCTTCACGTAGGCAGGGCGTTCCAGCTTCGGCACCGCTTTGAGCTCGGCGCGCTGCTCGTCGGTCAGAGTGAACGTGCCCTTCACCTGGAACCACCGCGAGAAGAGGTAGTCCGAGAGCTGGTCCGGGCTGTTCAGGTTGAAGTCATCGGGCAGGCGCGCGACGCGGTGCAGGTGCTCTTCCGCCTTGTCGCGCTGCTCAGCGAGCTCCGTTGCGAGCACCGCCGTGGAGTCGAGGTCGATGGGTAGACCGTTGCGCTCCATCTCGATGCAGATGCTCGTGTACGGCGCCTCTTCCTCGAGGAAGTAGCTGAGCTGCTCCGTCTCGATGAGCGCCCGCCCGAGCTCACGGTACAGCATGACGAGCGCGTCGACGTCGCGGAGGCAGTAGGCGATGAACGCATCCTGCACGTAGCAGGGCCAGGAGTGGTACATCGCGAGGTCCCACACGGTGCCGTCGTCGTGGGTGAACAGCACGCGGTTGTCTGACGGCTTGAGCCGCTTGTCCATCTCGACGCCGCAGTAGTGCGCGAGCAGCCACTCGAGGTCGAGGGGCGTGTTCTCGTTGACGCACCACGCCATCACCCGGGTGTCATGCCACGGGCCATCGTGCAGCACCCACGCCGCGTCGTAGATGGTGTGTGAGACCTTGGTGATTCCGGGGTCGTCCAGGTATCCCTGCAGTTCGTACCCGGGCTGGCCGAGGTCCATGTGGTGCTGGCCGTCGAACCACCAGCCCGTCATGAGCAGCTCAGTGCCGGGCAGCCTCGGGTTGTTCCCGATGGTCTCAACGTCGAGCAGCAGCACCTTGCCGTCGTTCACGGAGTGACCACCACGAACGGCTTCACCATCGCGCGGGCGTGGTCGATGGCGTTCTTCGTACCGCGGCTCTGCCCGTCCCAGAACGCAACGAGTAGGTCCACGGACTCGACGAGCTGGGCGTTTCGGAGCATGCCCGCCCGCCGGCCATACGTGTCCCAGTCCGCCTTCATGACATCGAGGCCCAGCCCGTGCCGGCGCGCAGATGCCTCAGCCGCGCGGTCGACGCCCCGAGCGCCGCCAGACACGACGGTGTACCCCACGGGGGGGAGCTCCGCGACGTACCGCTCAACCTGGTCGAGGTTCGGGTAGTCGCGGCTGCCAACGATGCCAACGCGCATCAGCGCACCTCGTCGAAGAACCCGAGCCGCCACGCGTCGGGCGCCGGCAGCCACCAGTCCTTGTCGCGAGAGCGGCGCGCGACCTCAGCAGCCGAGAGCGTCGAGCGCTCGGCGATGATGGCGCAGAGCTGTTTGTGGAGCTCTTCGAGCAGCTTGGCCTCTCGCTTGATGTCGCCAGCCTTGCCGAGGATGAACGATGCCGGCTCGTGAATCATGTACCACGAGTTGCGCGACGCGATGCGGATGTCCCCGGCCTGCGCCAGCACCGAGCCCATCGACGCAGCCAGGCCCTTGACCTTGACCGTCACCTCGATGCCGTCGGCCCGCATCTCTTGGAGGATGTCGAACAGCAGGAGGCCGAAGAACACGTCGCCCCCCGGGCTGTTGAGCACGACGGTGATGGGGTCCAGCGACGCGGCGCGGAGGTCCCGCAGGTACTCGACAGCGTCGTTCACTTCTTCCTGCTCGACCTCCCCCGAAAACACCAGGGTGCGTGACTGCACGATGGCCTCGCGGCGAAGCAAGATGCGGTTCTCGAGGTCGAGGTTCTTCTTCTCGACGACGAACTTCGCGCGCTCTGCCTTCTCGTTCTCGGTGGCTGCGATGAACCACAGCCGCTCAGCCTCGTTGTTCGATGGACCTGACCGGGCCGGCGTCCTCGTCGCCATCAGACCACCCCGTTGACACCATCGAACGGGCTCTGTTGGTCGTACCTCAGCGCGAGCGCAGCGACGCGACCGTCGGCCGTGTCGCCATGCTTCTCGAGATGCCGGTTGCTGCGCATGATTCGTGCGAGCCTGACGCGGCGGAGCTCGAGGTACACCGGGCACATCTTGTCAACGGGCCCGCGGTTCGAGTGGCCGCCCAGCGTGCAGCGGCGGCTGCTGTGTTCGATGTACCCTTTCATGCCTTGACCTCCCTCACGCTGATGCCAACGCCCTTGGAGGGCAGACCCAGCGCCTCGAGCTGCTCGAGAGCGAAGACCCTGCCGGCTTCGAAGTCGTCGACTTCGGCATAGTACTCGATGCGGATGTTCGAGACGATGATGCGCACCTTCATCGCGTTGTCCCTTCCTTCGCCCACATGAGGCGGTGGGGTTTGCGTCGGGCGAGGCAGTCGGGCAGGTTGCAGATGGGCGGGCCAGGGCACTCCCACCCTTGCTCGCCGCCCCACACTTCCTCGGCGGTGTACGTGCGCGGCAGTCCGGTCTTCTTGTCGACATCACTCACGTCGGTCCACGGCGCCGGCCAGTCCGGGTAGGCGTCGAGCGCGTTCTGGAAGATGTGGATGCGCGGGCGGAAGACCTTGAGGACGAGCGGGTCCGGCCACACGAACGGCACCTGCACCTTCTTGAACTTCCCGGTCTTCGTGAAGACCTCTTCCTTCTTCTCGACGACGAGCACCTTCACGAACTTCGGGCCGAGGTACACGACGGCGACCGACGTCACCGGGCTCTGGCGCGGGTCGAACGGCAGGGACTCGATGCCCTTCGGCAGGTCCCACTTCTCAGCGTGCCGCGCGACGTACGCGTTGAACTCGACCTGTTCCTTGTGGTGCACGTACGGGTACTGGTACATCGGCGGGACCTCGGTGACCTTGTAGTCGAAGAGGATGTCCCGTCTCAGCAGGTCGGGCGAGCACGACACCTCGATGCCGTCGATGGTCGTGTAGAACCGAGCCTCGGCGATGGCGTCCGGGTCGGAGTGGTACTCCATCGTGCGGTGCACCATCGTCCCGCGGAAGGGGACGTACAGCGACTTGAGGTCGTCGACGTAGCTCGTCTTGCGCTTCACGATTTCGGCCCGGGGACAGGCCGACACGAGCGCGGAGGATGTGATGCGCTCGCCGCGCTCCTGGTACTCCGCGTACATCGCGGCCAGGAGCTCGTAGGTCCACGGCGCCCACTTCGCATCGCGGCGGACGTGCTCGAGAGACTCTTCGAGGCTCACCCACGGGGGGAGAACGCCGGGCATCCCTCGGTCACGCTCCGCGATTCTATGCGACGGGTCGACGACTCCGACGAGCGGCACGCTATACCTCCACCGTGCAGATGCCCTCGAACTCCTCAGAGCCGAAGACGATGTCGATGTGCGCACCGCTCACGAGCGGAGAGGTGAGCAGGCAGTCGGCCTTGCGCGTCACATCGACGAGCGCGACCAACACCTCGAGCACGGTCTCACCGGACGCGGCGAACACCCGCGACCCGGTCTCGGTGATTTCCCAGGCCTCTGCTTGCATCTCAGACCTCCTCGATACTTGACTCGATGACGTCGTACGAGTCGAACGCGGCCTCGATTATCTCGACCGCTGCCTCTTCGTCACGACACATGATGATGAGGGTCAGCTCGACAGCCATGGTGGTCTCCCGTTCAGCGCCTTGCGGGCGCGCCTCGTCTCCACCCAGATGCGGAACCTGCTGGGTCTTTCTGTGCTCACGGCGGGGCGGTGTGCCCCGCACGCGCCTTCCTTCGGCTTGAGCAGGTAGCCGAGCGGGTCGAAGGGAATCCACACGCGGTAGCCGTGGGGACAGCGCCCCTCCATGACCCAGTCGCCGGGCTTCGGCTCAGACTGAGTACTCACGTCGCCACACCTGCCAATCGTGCGGCTCCCGGTGGTCCTTGGAGAGCTCGCAAGTAGACACCCAGGTCGTCTTCGGGCCGTCGGGCGAATCGTGTCGCCCAGGCGTGCGCGTCTCGACGACCCGCCGACCACACTTAGCCACCATCCGCGGCCTTCCTCTCCTGGTACGCTCGGAGGTACGCGGCGGCGCGGTCGAAGAGCTCAGGCGTGGCGCCGCGAGCCAGGAAGTTCTTGTTGTGCCAGTAGCACACGAGCCCGCGGTGGTACCTCCGCTTCCGCTCCGGCTGCATGTCCCAGTAGCCGCGAACGTGCTCGTGGTCGATGTTCAGGATGCGCGAGGGCGGCAGGTGGCCGGCCGGGCACAGCGAGCACTGCCCGTCCTGACGGTCCAGCATCTCCCGCCACTGCTGCACCGTCAGTCCGTGCCGCTTGAGCGTTGCCGGCGTCGGTTCCTTGATGCCGGTCATCGCTTCCAGGGTTTCTGCAGACCCGCCTCGTACGAGGACCGGAGCGTCTGCCCAACCTCTTCGCGCTCGAGCCCGAGCCACTCAGCGACGCGCGCGACCTGGAACAGGGCGTTCTCTTTCAGCTCCCCGCCGGCGACGAGCTGACCAACGCGGAAGCCGACACGGTTCAGCCGGACGTTCCGCTCGCCGTTCTGCGCCATGGTCAGGAAGCCGAGCTGCTGCTGCAGCCCGTACTCACCGTACGGTGTGCCGAGCTCCCAAGGGAACGTCGGCTGTGCGAGGTTCTCGTCACTGTTTCCTCGCATCTCGAACACCGGCTCGGCCTTGCGGATGGAGCTCAGCACCCACTCCGGGAGCTCGGTCAGCCAGTAGTTGAAGTCTCCCGCGGGCCAGTCCGTAGGGCTGTCGGTCTGCCAGGTGTACAGCCGTCCCTCGGCGTTGGCCGAGGGGGGCAAGAGCACGTAGCCCTTGCCCCCCGCCTTCACGTCTACCCCCTGCATCCACTTGCCAGAGAGCGGGACCTCGGAGTCGACGCGGAAGTACAGGTGCGAGCCACCACTGGGTGTTTCCGCGCGCAGCGGGTAGGGGTCCCCCCACCGGAAGTTGTCCGGGTCGGGCGCCCCGTTGCGCGGGTCGAAGTCCAAGACGACGAGGCCCTCGGGGATGCCGAGGGCCACGTTCGCCTGTGGGTACTGACTCCACCACTCCCGGATGATGCCCGCATGGCACGAGGCGTCCTGGAAGCCGTGTCTGGTCAGCGGAGCCTTGTCCTGGCCGACCGGGAACACGGGCCATCCCAGCCGCGCGTACGAGAGGGCTGCCTCGAGGATGGTGGAGTCCGCCATGCTAGGCCGCCGTGATGAGCGTCGCCCGGCCAGAGGCCACGAGCGTCGCGTTGACGGTGGTGCCAGCGTTGGCGTCGAGGAACTCGGCCATCGCTGCCAGCATGCGGTCGCGGCTGTCCACCGAGCCGGCCTGGAACGAGAGCTTCCGCTCTTCACCCGCGAGGATGACGTCCAGGACGTAGCGGTCGGCGTTGTCGTAGCCGCCCTTCGGGTCGAACTTGACCCCGGTGATGGCGAAGGCGTTGCCGCTCGCGAGCAGCGCTTCCTTCTCCTCGCCGCTCACGTACTGTGAGCCGCCACCAGGGTTGTCGTCGACGTAGCTGTCGAAGAAGTCGCCCACCGGCGATTCTCCTCTCTCCCCGACTCTGTGTTCGGGGTTCAACTCGGCCCGACTCTATGTCCGGGCCTCCTCGGAGGATTACTGCCCTCCACTCATACGCGCGGCCCACAACCTTTCACAAGCGCACAAGCGGTTGTAGGGGGACCATAGGGGGTTAGGGCGTACGGCGTAGGGCGCGTGAAACACCCAGGGCTCAGAGGGCGTGGTTGTGACTCGCGCGTATGAGTAGGAGGTGAGGATTACGTACAGCGACCCGAACCACGTAGCCGTCGACCTGGACGACGTCACGGTCGACTTCATGCCTGGCCTGGCTCACTCGTATGAGCTCGAGTTCGGGGAGGCGTTGGACATCAGCGCCGGCACCTGGGCTAAGCCGTTGTCTCAGTACGAAACCCCCGCCCTTCGCGCGGCCGGGTTCAAGAGCCTGTGGGACTGGCTCCGCCACCGTGAGTGGCTGTGGGCCCTGTTCCCGGCGGTTCCCGGCGCCATGGGTGGCATCGCTGCTCTGCGTCACGCCGGCTGGTACGTCGAGGCCGTGACCTCGAAGCCGGAGTGGGCCGAGCACAACGTCTGGAAGTGGCTCGGGAAGTGGCGGCCTCCCTTCAACCGGGTGACCATCGTCGGCCAGGGGCAGGAGAAGGTCGACGTCACTGTTGCGGGCGTCATCATCGACGACAAGCTGTCGACGTGCGTCTCGTTCAACGAGGCTGGTCGCAGCGCTGTCCTCTTCGACCGGTACGGTGCGCACGAGGACGAAGCAGCTCCCTTCCTGCGCCGAGCTCAGGACTGGAACGAGGTCATCGCACACATGGAGGCGTACCGTGGCTGAGGAAGCAGCAGTGAACCCGAAGGACCTCATCGGTGTGACCAAGGCGCCGCTGCGGCTCGTCCCGCCCGCCCTGACCATCGGGGTCGCCCCGGTCATGGCGCTGGGTGCGAAGAAGTACGGGGCGTACAACTGGCGCAAGTACCCGGTGAAGCTGTCGGTCTACCTCGAGGCCATCGAGCGGCACCTGCTCGCGGTGATGGACGGGCAGTGGGTCGACCCGGAGTCCGGGCAGCCGCACGTTGCTCACATCGCTGCCGGCGTTGGCATCATCCTCGACGCGCTGGCGACGGAAAGCCTCGTGGAGGATTGGCCCATCGCCCACGGCCCCGCGGCCGAGCTCCTGGCTGCACAGGCAGAGTCGCTCAACGCGCGCAGCATGACGGCCACGGAGGCCTCGCGTCATCCCGACGCCGGCGAGGTGCCGTCGGAGTACATCGACGGGCCCATCACAGACCCGCGGTTCCGCAGTCAGGTTCGGACGGACTACTTCGACGGGGATGACCGCTGATGCAGACAGCGCCTCCGCGGTACCGCCACGCCACGCCCGAGGAGTTGGCAGACGCCGACTTCCCGGTCGCTGAGCGCGAGACGCGTAAGCCGGTTCGACGGAAGAAGGTGTCAGTGCGGCGTACCGAAGTCGCGGAGCCGGTCTTCGACATCACCCGCTGGCGGTTGTCGAACCGCTGGCGCAACGACAAGAAGGTCGGTGACTCCGTCATCGGCAAGATGCTGCGGGGAGTCGACCTCGACCGATACGAGGAGCTGGCCAATGGCTAAGGTCTCGGAACAGGTGGTAGTACTCGAGGAGCAGCTCAAGGAAGTGCTACACGAGCTCGAGGTCGCTCGCTCGGAAGTGTGGGCCGGCACCGGTCAGGCTGAGGGTGAGGTCACCTTCATCGGCGGCCCCAAGGACCAGACGAAGATGGTGGTGCGGCCGGAAGACCTTAGCCGCGGCGAGCTCGCGGTTGCAGTCGCCTCGCCCTCGAGGCTCGGCCACTGGACGTACGGCGCGGTAGACAGCGCTGTCCGCACCGGCTGGTATCAGCTCATCCAGATGCCCACCCGCGCGTCACACAGGCCGTTCAACATCGGCATCTGGCAGGGTGTGCGATGAGCGCAGCCTTCGCTCCCCCGCCGCCCCGCGGCGGTCTGCTCCAAACGCTCGAGCGTCTGATGCGTGAGGGCGGGCTCCCCGACCCACGCACCACGAGCGGCTCTGTCCTGTACATCGCCTTCGGCCTCGCCGTTGGCCTTCTCATCGGAGGGATGGCATGAAACTGTACGAACCGGTCGTGAAGCTACGGCAGATGGCCGACGGTTCTTTCAGCGGCGAGCTCTACGCGAATCGCCGGAACCGGAAGGGAGACGACGTCGAGGTCATCTTCGAGTTCACGGACCTGTGGGCCAGTGAGGTCGAGTGCATCGCGAGCAGCGCTGTCAAGGCCCTTGCTAAGCAGCGCGACGCTCTCAACGAGAAGCTCGGTCGGGTCAGGGAGGAAGCGCAGTGACGCGCCGAAAGAGCCAGTGGTTGACGAGCGCGCAACGCGCTACCATCCCGACCGAGGTCCACGACGTCGCGCTGCAGCGGCTCGAGGAGAAACTCCACCGCTGGCTCATGCAGCAGCCGGAGTGGATATACGTCCTCTCGGCCGACCGCGCGACGCGGAAGCGGTACGAGCGGATGGTGTCCCGTGCGGTCACGAGCATCCCGCCGTACATCACGAACCCACCGCAGCAGCCCAAGCCGCTGAACATCAACGTGGGCTCCGGGGAGAACGACCCCTCAAAAAGGCAGGCGGATGCCCAGGGTCCCGCCGCCCCGGAGCCCGCTCCCCTCGACCCAGGACGCCCTGTGCCGATGGACGTCATCTCTGCTCGAGAGGCGCGGCGGTACGACGAGATACACTCCGCCCCACTCGACCCAGGCGTTCTCGAGCGCATGGTCGATAGGGGGGCGATGTGATGGAGATGTTCCCATCACCGCCGCCTGAAAAGCCCAGGGCTGCGTCGTTCGAGGAGGCCAAGGAAGCACGCATCGCGTCCGATGCCAAGAAACGCAAGCGTGGCGGTATCCTCTTTGCGTTTTTTGCGGCTCTGGCGATGCCAACTCTGCTGATAGCGTCCGGCCTCTTCCTGACCGGGTACTTCCAGGCCACGGCGAATCACTACGCCGCGCTGAAAGAGGGGAAGACGCCGGTCAGCATCGCCCCGCACATCGACGTGGCTGTCACGCAGGAGGCGGCCGACGGGTTCCTGTCGCAGTACGTGACCTTCGTCATGAACGACGACCAGGCGGGAGCTGAACAGGCCTTGGGGCTGTTCCAGACGAAGTACAGCCAGTGCCAGATGGCGTTGATGGGCCCGAACGAAGGGTTCACGGCCGGCAGTCCACGCGGCATGGGCTTCCACTTCGACGCGTTCGCTGAGCGAGCCATCGCCGAGGCGCCGCTCGGCCGTCCCGTGCTGTCGTTCGAGACCGTGAAGTTCGGCGCGGGTGTGTACTACGGCTTCGCGCTGGCGGTGAGCTGCCCATGAAGTACGCGACCGGCGCCGTCGCTCTGTACCTCTTCTACCGATTCCTGTGGGCGTTCCTGGTGTCGTACATGCCGGACACGACGCGCGAAGAGGAGTAAGCTACCCGAGCACGCAGAGGCTCAACCTTCGGGTCGGCCGGTATTGGAGAGGCTCCGACCGGGTGAGAGGCCCGGACATAACAAAAGCCCCAGGCATTGCGCCTGGGGCTTTCGTTTGCGTGGGGTGGGGAGGGCACCCCCCGCGGGCTCTACTCGGAGACGACAGCTTCTTCTTCGAGCGCCTCCGCGAAGTTCTGCAGGAACGAGCCGACACCGGCGACTACCGCGCCGAGTGCTCCCCACAGAGCTACGACGCCTGCGGTCTTTGCGTCGACGAACGAGCTCACGGCGGGCACTGCTGCGGCCACGCCTGCGAGGGCCTGAATCGTGGTGCGGACACCACGGAGCAAGGAAAGCTTCAGTGCGTACTTCATGGGTTACGAACCTCCGTTGTTACAGTTGAGGTCTCTGAGCGCATACAGCGTGTCCTTCTGCGCATCGATTGACCGTTGGATGTCGAGCCTCGAGATGCCCTCGATGCCCTGGGGGTGACGCCTCAAGAACCTCTGCGCGTTCTCGACGCGCCTCTCGATGTCGTCGACTAGCGTGCACAGCGCGGAGTGCGTCTCAAACGCCACGGACTCCAACCGCCGCTGCGTGCTAGAGTTGGACGCCGCGTTGAAGAAGAGGAGAATCGCCGCGAGGATGACGATGGTGGCGGGCTTCCACCACTCGCGTATCGCTTCTTCGAGCGCGCTCTTGACTTTCTCCACCATCTACCCCACCCTTCCGCCAAGGAACGCCGCGAGGACCAGCAGTGCTGAGGCGGGGACGGAGAACTTCCACTTCTCCAATGAGCGCATGCGCTTCTCGTGGTCCCCACGAAACTCGCGGTTCATGGCTATTTCGTTGTTCACCGCGTCGGTCAGTCGGTCGAGTTTCCCTGACATCGACACGCGCAGGAGCTCAAGTTCGGAACGGTCCACCGCATCCATTAGCCCCTCCGGTTGTACGAGGCATGCCAGGACTCACCCGGCACTGCGAAGTAGAAGCCCTCAGCGATGAGCGCCTTCCGCGCCCGCCTGCCGGCGAGCGTGCCGAGGAAGCCCGTGTGGATGTCGACGGCCAGAGCCTCGCAGTGCAGCGACCCGTCGGGGTTCGCGAAGCGTGTGCCGTTGATGTTCTCCGGGCTGTAGTACAGCGCCTTCTGCGCCGCGTACGACCGGAAGCCCACGCCCGTGAGGATGATGGGCCGAGTCTTGCCCTTCTTCCGCAGACGCTTCGGTGTTGTACGGACCTCCGCCGCCTTGAACGCGCGCAGCGCCGGTCCTTGCAGCACAACGTCACCGGCCCTCTTGGTGTACACCTTGAGGTCCTGACGCTTGAGCGTCCGAAGGTTCGGCGGCGCCTCTTTGCGGCCCGGGTTGCGGACCGTGATGACGCCGTACTTGGTTTCGAAGTTGCCGTTCTCGTAGTTCGACATGTTCCCTCCCCTAGACGAGACTCGGCGAGCTCGTCGTTCGTGGCTCGATACCCAGTCGCATCAGAGCCGTGTCGATGGTGCCAACCGTGTTCTGGATGTCATCGGTCGTGGGCAGCGGGTAGCCCATCTGCCGCAGGTGCGTGAGTGCGGGGAGCACCTGCGAGTAGTAGAAGTCGAGCTCCGCTGAGTTGAGCGCGTCCTGGTCGACGGGCCGCATCGTGAAGCCGAACGCTGCTGATGCGAGCGACGTCATGCGCGTCTTCACGCGGTCAGGGTCAGCGTACAGCCATGAGCGGAAGCGGCTGAACGCCGGCACCACACCCAAGAGGTTCTGGTTCTTGTCGGTGGTGTAGAGCTGGCCGTCCGCGCCCTTCTCTGCCATGCCGACGACATCGAGCACGTCGCGGATGCCGGGGACGTTGAAAACACCAGCGAGGGGGACCTTCTTCCCTTCGATGGGCGCACCGGTGAACGTGCTCTGCTCGTACACGTAGTTCTCGAGCAGCGGCCGGATGGCCGGCAGGAAGGACGACACGAACTCACGAGCTCCGATGTGCAGGTCACTCATCGGCAGGTCGAGCATGACCGTGTCGTACACCGTCTCGCCGTTCTCGGTCCGAGCTCCGAACGGGATGGTGAACTGCTGTCCCATCCACGACGGCATGCGGTAGCGCTCCTCGTCGTAGTCCAGCCCGGCCGCAGTGAACGCGGCACCCTGGGCCTTCTTCACGGCGAGCAGGGCTCCCGGCGACTCGAGCATCTGGTGGACCTGGAAGGGGACGTTGGTCCGCATCCACTTGTAGAACGGGATGAGGTCGCGGATGGTGCCGGCCTCGGTGTCGGTGAGGTCGGCGTAGTCGCCGTGCCTCATCATCGTGAAGGTGCGCGCGTCGATGACGGAGCCGTAGGTGCGCAGGCCCCGCGCGAACGCGGCGGTACGCATCACGTTCTCTGTCAGCGTGCCGGCGCCCCTCGCGCCCTTCGTGTACGTCGTACCCCCTGGGATTTTCTCGAGCAGCATCTTCTTCGACTGCTCCGCTTCCTGGGTGCCCAGCGGCCGCGCCTCGGCGAACGCCCGGCCGTTGCCGGCGGTGACGCCCTGCGACACTGTCATCGCGGACAGGTCGCCGTACGTCATGTCCTCGATGCGGCGGCCGTTCATCGAGAACGTACCGTTGCGGCGGAGGGCGTCGATGAGGTCGCCGTCCTTGTCGAGGATGCGCATGGTTGCCCACTTGCCGGGCTTCCCTTCCACGAGCTCACGCGCCGCGAACCGTGTCCGACCGGCGAGGATGTAGTCGCTGATGTCGACGCCGCCGAGCATGTTGTTGAAGAATGCGCCGTAGAGGTTGCGAACGTGGAAGCCGGGCCACATCCACGTCGCGTGGCTCTTCCACCACGCGTTGAACTTGCGGAACTCCCCGTGGATGCCCTCGACTCCGCGGAAGCCGCGCACAGCTTCACGGAACTCCGCGGCCATGAACGACGGCATCGCCAGTGTCTCGAACCCTGGGATGTCCAGGCGCTCGAACCCCTCGGCGTTCAGCACGTTCTCATCGGCAGCGAGCAGCGCGGGCTTCACTTGCGCGGCCTCGGTCTGCAGCCGAGTGGCCAGGCGGTTCGTCTCGTTGATGGCCTCAGCCATCTCGAGGCTCTCGCCTTCGAAGCTGCGCACGGCCTTGTCCTGCGCGGACAGGAGGCGCTGCTCGATGTCATCGGCTCGCCCGAGCCCGTTGCGCTCGAGCACCTCAGACGCCGCGCGTACCTGGTCCTCGGCGCCGAAGACGCCCTCGTCCGTCCAGTGGCGGCGCACGAGCGACGCGAGGCTCTTCGGGTCGGCGCCGACGGTACTGACCTCGCCGGAGGCCTTCACGGTGCGAACCGCGCTGATGTGCCGGCCCGGCGGCTGGCCGCCCTTGTGGATGGCGACGATGCGCTCGGGGGGCACGGTCTCGTAGAAGCTGACGGCGCCGCTCTGCCCTGCACGAGCCTGCGCGGGGTCGGCCCAGAACTCGATGAGCACTCGGTCGTCGTCGAGAGCACCGTCGAGCACACGCGCAGCACTCCCGGCAGTTTCGTCGGCCGCGTACACCGTGTTGCGGGCGACGTCGCCGAAGCGGTCTGGCGTTGCGAGCACGCCCTTCTCTTTGTACGAGTCGAGCCGGTTGGCCCAGCCCTCGTGGAAGTAGCGCTTCGAACCCGCGGGGATGACCGCCGTACCAGGAGCGCCCTCGTCCAGCTTCGTCGACGCGTAGTGAACGTCGCCCCCCTCGTCGACCCAGCGCCAGATGCCGTCCTCGAGCTCGTCAGCGTTGCCGGCCTTGACGGCGCTGTTCAGCGAGCGGCGCATCTGGTGGTCCGGGCGTTCGAAGTCCGCGACCTGACGCGCAGCGTTCTCGGGAACACCCAGGACTCGGCGCATGTCCTTCTCGTCGAGCACGTTCATCGCGTTGCGCAGGGTCTCGTACCCGCCGGCGATGTCGTCAGCCGCCTGGCGCGCGAGCCCCTCGAGCTCCTTCATCGCCTTCATCTGCATGACGGTGGCGTGCTTCGACGCGGCCGCAACATCCTCACCGAGCTTCTCGATGTCGTCGAGGAGCTCCTCGTTCACGACCCATCGGTAGCGGTTGAGGCCGACGGCGTTGCCGTTGAACACGGACTTGCCGAGGCCCAGCGTCTCCAACGTGCGAGCCGCCTGCCCCTGCAGCTTGGCGTGCACGGCGTTCACGTCCTTGGCGACGTGCTGCTTGAGTGCGTGCAGCGGGTCACGGATGAGCACCTGCTCACCCGGCAGCAGCGCGACACCCTCGGCAGCCATGCGCCGGCGGAGCTCGGTCTCGGCGGCTTCGTAGGGCAGCCGGGACACGTCACGAATCTGACGCTCGAGCCACACGCGCGAACCACCGGGGTACGCTTCGCTGACCTTCGACCGGTTGACAGCTCTCCACGCTTCGCCAGTCGCCCACCGCGCGCCCTGCCCCTTCTGCAGCGCGAGCCGCGGGGCGCCCTCGGTCAGCCTAGCCGCGGAGAACGAGCGGTCGGCGTTCTTGAACAGGGTGACGTACTCTTCGACTTCGCCAGCTTCGTTCCTCACCCGAGTGATGACGGAGTCGTAGTCCTGCTCCTGTATCAGACGGGAGACGACTGTGCCGACGGTGTCCTGACGCTCCACGAGCTCGGCCGCCGCGGCCTTCACGCGCGGGTCCGCGCCCTCAGCCAAGATGCGGGCCTTGCCCTCGATGGCCTCGAACACCGGCCGGTAGCCGTCGGCCATCTCCTTCGCCACGTCCGTCGGGTAGCCGGCGGCCACATCACCGGCAGCGTCACCAGTGAGGTCGCGGATGAGCGGGTTCCGGGCGTACACGGCCACCTCGCGGTTGCGCGCGGTGAGAGCGGTGACTTGCTGCCTGGCGGTTACGAGGTCGCCGAGCGCGGCCTTCTTCGCAGCTATGAGCTCGTCGGGGCTGCCAACGACGACACCGGTCTTCTGGCCGAGCAGCGCGTTCTCAGCGTCGCGGACTGCGGCCTGGGCGGTCACGAGGTCGGCGTTGCGCGCGGCGGCCTCAGCCCCAACCTCGAGGTCACCGGCGGCCCGCAGATGGAAGCCGCGGAACGCGACCCCACCGTGCTCCATCTCGGTCAGTAGGTGGTCGCCGAAGGCCTCTTTGTCCATGTCGAGGGTGTCGTCGACGACGCGGAAACGCTTGCCGTGGAACCGTGAGTTGCCCTCGTGTGTCACGATGCGCTGAGCATCCTCGACGCTCATGTCGTCGGTGTGCTGCCACGGGAACTCGTCAAGGTCTGGTGAGAGGCCGTAGTTGGTGCGCATCGTGCGGCCGTTGTTCGAGACCTTGCGCATGAGCTGCAGGTACTCGAACGACTCGTCGCCGAACTCGGAGCGGAACCAGCTCTCGAGCTCCTTCGCCTCGGCCGTCTTCTCGGCCACGTTGTCGAGGGTGGTGCGGAAGCCCTTGAGCATGTCGTCGGTCGAGCCGTAGCCGACCTCCTCGGGGAAGAGCCGGAGCCATGAGTCCAGCCTCGATGCGAGGACCTGCTCCTGTGCTTCGTCCAGCTTCCCACTCCTGAACACCCGGCCGAACTCCTGCTCGAAGGTCTTCGAGTTGAACATCCGCCCGGTCGAGTCCTCGACGTGGAAGATGTCCTCGGTGAGCGAGGCCTTCATGTGGGTGCTGAGCTTCTTCGACTCCGCGGCCATGATGCCGGCGAGCGTGTTGGTGCGCATCGCTGCGGCGTGCGGAGCGAAGTGAGCCGTGCCGCGGCCGACCTGCTCGGACAGCGACATGAGCGGCGACCCGATGGCGCCGAAAGCCCCACCGCTGAGCTCCTTGGCGACCGCGCGGTTCGAGCGCTGCAGCAGCGAGAAGCCGCCCTCCCAGAACGCCCGGAGGTCGTCGACGGACGCGGCGCCCTTGCCGACCATCTTCTCGAGCCGCATCTCCCCGGACATGCCGGCGAAGAACCGGCGTCCGATGGAGAAGTCCAACCGCGTCGTGACGGCCGGCATGAGCCGCCGCGGCGCCAGCCGGAGGCCGAGCACGGGGATGTTGAGCCGCATGCTCCACCCGCCGCGGAGCGCCTGAGCCGCCCGGGCCTCCTGGTAGAAGCCCTTGAGCTTCCGCGCTTCCTTGCCGAAGCCGGGCCGGAGACCGGTGCCGCGGTTGACGAAGCCCTTGAGCATCTCGTCGGCCGAGCTCTTGTTGATGCCGAACGCCTTCATCAGCTTCGCGGAGCCCTGGCCCCACTTGCCGCGGTACGCAAGCGTCGCAGCGTCGTCGGCCAGCGAGGTCATCTCGCGAAGCGCGCGCTGGGCGCCCTCACTCGACAGGGTGTTCAGAACGCCCGGGAGCGCGTCGGTGTGGACCGGGGACAGCGCGCTCGCGGCCTTGCCCCAGAACCCGGTGCTCGCCCGAGCCGCGGCCGCCTCGGCCACGGACGGGACCTTGAGCACGGCGCCGGCCGCCATCTCGACGGTCTCTGCGCCGGCATCCATCGCGACTTGGAAGAGCTCCGCGCGGTCGAGGTTCTTCATGACGACGTCTTCGCCGAGCTCCTTGGCGACCTTCTCGAGGCCCTCCGAGGCGATGCGGCTCGTGATGGTGGCGGACTCGGTGAACGCGGCGCCGATGCCAGCCTTGGCCCCGGTCTTCGCCAGGATGGACTTGCCGATGCCGGCGGTGCCGAACGACGCCCACGTCAGGGGGTCGAGCGCGACGTCACCGATGAACCCCAGGGTGGCCGTGAACCAGTTGCGCTCCATGCCCAACTTCTCGACGAGCACGTCGTCCCACGACACGTCGCTGTTGCCCGTCAGCGCATCGCCCATGTTCTTCCACACGGACTCTTTCCCCCAGTCCATGACTATTTCTGGGAGAATCTCCGCCGGTCGCGAGATGACCTCGAACACAGTGTCCAGGCCGGAGACGTCGAAGAACTTGCCGATGCCTCCCATGACGGCGTCGAAGAACCCGCCGCCCTCCTCGACCTGTCGCCCCTGCTCCTCGGCAATCTGCTGCGCGAGCGCGGGGTTCGCCTGGCCGATGCGAGCCAGGGCGCGGTCGGTCTGCGACGCAGCCTCCTCGGGAGTCCACGCGCGCGGGTCGTTGCCCGGACCGACGGCACCGTTCGTCCATGCCGACATGGCGCTCAGCCCGTTCTGGTACCCAACGGCGCCGGCGGCCGGAGGAGCCCAAGGCGTCGGTGTCCCCGCCACGGCGGGGTTCAACGCTTGGAGCATCTGGTCGTCGGCGGTGAGGCCGAACGTCGGCGGGTACATCGGCTGAGGGAAGCTCAGCGGCATGGGCTGCGGGAACGCGAGTGGTGAGGGTGCGGGAAGCGGCATGTCTATCTCCTAGGCCAGGTGTCGCGCGTACGCGCTTCTCACCTGCGCCTGCTATGACTCCGAGCTAAAGTTCGGGGTCCAGTCCCAAAAACCAGGGGGCTGCGGCTCGGGGTTCTGTAGCTCCCTCCACCGTTTCTGAACAGCGATGGTTGCACGGTCGACCGCAGTGTTAGCGACGGACTCGCCCCACTTCTCGAAGCCTGGCATCTGTCCGTACTGCTTCACGAGAGCGCTCTTGAACGCCTCGCCGGCGGTCATGCGGGAGCCCATGAGCATGTTGCGTGCCATGTCGAAGGCGAGTGCGCCCTCAGGCTCCTCGCCAGTGAAGCCGAGGTTCTGCACGATGCTGGTCGCGGTCTCGCCGATGCTCAACCCTTCGTACGCGTTGTCGTTAGCTGCGACGGCGGCGCGCACTCCATCAGCCACTCCGACTGCAAGGCTCGGTGCCTGCTCGCTGATGGCTGCAATGGCGGGGGCGTAGGAGGTACGACCGGCCTGTGAGGCAGCCTTGTCCTCCAAGTTCATCTGGAACTTCATCATCTCCTTCTGCTCGGAGATACGGCGCTGAGAGTCCAGCTCCGCCATCATGAGCGACTGCGCGAACTGAGCGGTCGCGTCGTCGGAAGCGCCTGTCGCCTGCTGAACTGCCCTGGCTTTTGCAACGGCCGCGGCTGCGGCCTGCTGCGAGGCGCTCTGCTTGAAGATGGACGTCATGTCGGAGATGGTCTGCGCGCCGGCCTTGAGCTGCTGCTTCCCGGCCTGCGCCTGAGCCTGGCCTTGCGCGACGGCGGCGCGGAAGGTAGAGGCCTGCAGGTGGATGGACGGAGCGAGCTCGAGGCCGAACTGCGACGCGAGGGACTTCTCGAATGGCGTGGTGCCACGCCGCTGCCGCGCCGAGCGCTCGCCGTTGCGCGCGGTGCTGAGGGCAGCCTTGAGTGGGTTGGCGGAGTACTTCGGTGCCATCTACTGTACCCCCTGCAAGAAGCCGCCGGTCCCGAGCGTTGTACGCGAGCGCGTACGCGCGTCGAGAATCCGTTGCCTAAGCTGACTCCGAGACGTGCCGGCGGGGACGTAGCCCACCCCTTCGACGTACGTCTGCGTTTCTCCTGTGGTCGGGTTGACGGCTCCTGGGATGACCATGGAACCCATGAACCGTGTTGCGGTCTGCTCGGTGCGGCCGCTCTCGCCCAACGCTTCGAGCGCCGCCATCATGTTCGAAGCCCCGGCTTCCGATGCGGCGAGCTGGGCCTGCGCGATTTCGTTCGCCTGGCGAGCAGCAGCGGCCTGCGCCTCAATCTGCTGCTGCGCTATCTGGTAGTCGAGGTACGCCTGCTGCTCGGCCACCTTCGTGTCGACGATGCCCTGGCGCATGGCGTTCTTCGCGGCCTTGGTCTGAGACTTCATGTCGGCGATGACGCCGATGCGCTCCTGCGACACCGAGCTCGCGCCGGTGAGGCCGCGGTCGATGCCGGTGTTGATGACATCGGACATCGCGCCCATGGCGCCGGCGGCGATGCTCGCCTTGTCGGTGCCGAACTGAGCGCGCAGGCCGACGCGCTTCGCGCGCATCGCAGCGGCGAGCGTCTGGAACTGAGCGTACGCGCCGGCGAGCTGTCCGCCGGCAGAGGCAGCGCCGCCGTAGTCCGCGCCGAAGCCAGGCAGGCTCGGCGTCCCGACGTTGTTCGGCACACCGGGGATGGCCGGGCCCTTCGATGCGCGGTTCGTCGCCGTGTTGCGCAAGCGGCCGGCATCGCCCATCCGCTTGTTCGGACCTGCGTTCAGTGCCATGTCGTCTCCTAGCTGTTGCGGTGGAACCGCTCGCGGATAGGCTCGGTGTCGACACCGAACCCCATGATGGCGGGGCCACCCGTGGCGGCGGTCCCAGAAACTTCCAGGGCTGTAGCGTGAGCGGCTCGGCCGAGGGCCTCGCCCTCGATGTACGTCGCTATCTCGCCGGCCGTGGCGCCACGGGTCTGTGTGTACTCGGCGTCCGTGTCGAAGTCGCGGAAGCCCTTGACCGTCACGGACACCGCCGTCTTCATCAGCACCCACGCGCGACGCACGCGGCGCTCCATGCGGAAGAGCCCGAACTGGAACCAGGCCGACCGGTAGCGCCAGGGGATTGCGTCGGTGGCCGTCGAGGCGCCGCCCTGTGGGTCGTCGTCGGTGTAGACGAGGTCGCCCGGGTCGTCGCCGTACTCGAAGATGCACGGGGCGCCGCCGCGGTGCGCGGTCGCGAACCACATGCGCCGGGCCCGCTTCTTCGCACCCACCGTCGCCGTGAGGATGGGCATGTCCGTCTTCCACCAGCTCTTCGTTCTCGGGTCGTACACGAGCGTGATGTCGTCGGGGGTGCCGGCGCCTTCGGTGTCGGGCAGCGCGATGAAGACCTTCGAGTCGTACTCCCAAATCTGCGGCATCCAGTGCTCGTCGTCTTCGGCGGGCACGACCTGCAGCAGCCGGTCGATGCGCTCCTTGATGAACTCCCTGGCTTTCTCGTAGCCTTCGACCTCACGCTGAGAAGTACCGTCGCTGACCCACAGAGTACCGGTGTGCGATAGACCGTAGGCGAGGCCGTCGAGCTCGGTCAGACAGTTGAGTGCCACGACGCCGTAGGAGCCCAGCTTGCGCACGGACCAGGAGTCCTCGGAACGCCCAGCGAGCACCCACGAGCCCCAGCGCTTCGCCACGACGAGGTAGTTGCCCATGTCCCAGATGCCGCGGATGGCGTCGCCGCGCCCACCGGTGAACGGAACCCAGCCGCCGCCCTCACCCTTGAGGTCGTCGACCGCCGCCCAGTCCGTCGGGTCCCACTCGGCGTCGGGGATGGCGACGTTCTTCTCGAGAGCGAGCGGCGCGCTGTACTGCAACTTCGACCGGTCGTCCTCGTTGTCGCGGCGCACGAACGCGCGGTCACCGTAGAAGGTGCCGACCGAGCTCTTCACGCCGTTGCCGGACGGGGTCCACGCGTCGGTAATCGCGCTGTCGTCGTCGAGGATGTTCGGCAGCCGCACCTTCTTCCAGTACGTGCTCTGGTAGGTGCCGGTGCCGGGCGCGTTGTTCGTCGCGCTCTTGTGCGGCCGCGTGCACTCGAAGCTCTTCCAGTACGAGCTCGTCGATGCCCACACGGTCTTGCGAGACACCAGGTCGCCCAGCTTGTACTCGGTGCCGGACTCCCACTTGTCGAAGCGGATGTCGCGCAGCGAGCTGTAGGTGCTGCCGCTGAACGTGACCTTCTGTCGACGCTTGAACGCGTAGTCGCGGCCGAGCTCGTCTGAGGTGTCGACGCCGTCGTTGATGGCGTCGACCCACGTCTTCGGCGTGTTGAGCGCCGTGACGTCAGCGTCCCAGCCGTCCGTCGGGTGCCACGAGTAGATGGCATCGCCACGCGCGCCACCGTAGTACGTGCCGCCCACGACGAAGGACCAGTGCGGGGACTTCGGGTTCGTCCACACGCGGCCGGCAGTGTCGACACGGGAGAACGTGTCGTTGACGAGGTCGTAGCGGTAGACCTGCACGTTGTTGGCGTTCGCGGTCGCGTCCGACAGGATGACCATGATGTACCGCTTACGAGTCCCACCATCGATGGTCTCGTAGTAGTACATGTTCTTGACCTTGTGCGACAGCGACCCGAGACGTCCCGCAGCCAGACGTTCATACCCCTTGCGAACTTCTGGATTGCCGCTGCTGGGCTCCGGCAACAGGTTCAGCACATCGGGCGACGCGTTCATCGGGATGGCCGGCTCCGGCGTGTCCGGGGCGAAGCCACCGTCAAGCTTGTCAAGCTCGATGCGGTTCGGTGCGACCTCTGTGGGCATTAGCCGACCCTCACTTGAAGCATCGGTGCGATGTAGGAGTACGACGGTCCGTCGAGCTCATCAGGGTCACTGCCGAGGGAGGTGGGAAACCCAGAAGACCCGTCGAACACGTACGACAGGGGATGGCTGTAGTAGTTGTCACTCGCGCCGACGCCCTGGTCGTTGTCGTCGAGGTTCTCGACAGGCGTCCAGTCTGGCACGTCAGGGAGTCCCGAGAGCGCTGCGGTCGTGTTGATGGTCGAGTACTCAACGATGCCGGTCTCGTTCGTCTCGATAACCGCCAGCCAGTTCCACCCGGGGGGTATCTCGCATGTGATGCTGACACCGTGGTTGAACTGCGTCAACGTGTTGTCGACGGACAGCGAGCTGTCACCCTCGGCCAAGAGCGAGCCCGGCTGGCTGTTCGGTCCGTCACCGGCGTAGATGGCGAAGTCGAGTGTCGCGCTCTCGCCCGGCTCCGCGAACGGATTGGCGATGGCGATTTTGTCAACGGCCACCGTGTACGGGCCCGTCCAGAACGGAACGCAGACGAGCTCTTCATCGGTCAGGCTATCACTCACCGTGTTACCGGGTGACCACACGCTGTACCAGTGGCCGGTGCGAAACTTCTGGTCGAACATGCCCGCGTGCTCGTGCGGCATCAGGCTGTTCTTCATCCAGGTGGATTCGTCCGAGTGCTCGTTGTGCAGGCCCGCCATGCGCCGGAGCTCGCCGGCCAGGTGGTCGAAGTTCCCCTGCGACGCGACCTGCATCTGCTCGAGGACGCGGCCAAGCCCTTTGTCTCTGCGGACTTCGGGCATCTGGTCGGCGAGGAGCTGGACGTCGTGCATGTACGGAAGCTGCCGGAGCTGCATACGCTTCGCCTTGCGGTCGATGCGCCGCCACAGGTCTCCTCTGGTCTCGGGCACTACGGCCTCCGCTCCAACGCTTCGATACGCCTCTCCAACGCCGCAAGACGCAGCAGCGACGGGTCAGCCTTCTCACGCGCCTCACGGATGGCGCGGTCGCGGCGCCCCTCTCTGCCCGAGCGGGTCAGCGGCCGGCCGTCCCACGCCTCGAGCTCCTCCGGGGTCATGGCCCACGGCGGCTTGAACGGGTCCTTGTGGCGGGGTGTGTGCATGCTACGGCCCCAGCGTCAACGGGATGCGGTCACGCAGGCTCGTACGCGCACGCAGACGCGTGGGGGTTTCACGGCCCCACGCCACGTTCTCGTCCGGGTGAACCTCGAGCACCTTGCGCGCCTGGCGCAGCACTTCGCCGTAGAGGCCGAACTGCTCGGCAGCCTTCTGCGACACGCTGCCCGTTTCCTTGAGGAACAGGTGGCCGGCGGCCCACGCCGGCAGCGCCGGGTGGAACTCGTCGGGGAGGTCCGGGAAGTCGTCGTTGGCGACCAGGTCGACGGGCACGCGAAGGTACAGCGCGGAGACGTCGTAGTCGACGTCCGGCGTCGGGACGAACTTCACGACGTACAGAATCTCCGCGACGTCGCGCGTGGAGGCAGTGAGGTAGTAGTACGCCGGCGTTTGCGGCAGCGTCTCGTACTCGAACCGCGCGCGAAAGCCCGCGGCGGGAGCGAGGCGCTCAAGCATCCGGCCGCGGATGAGCGACCCACCCATGACGGACAGGTTGAATGCGCGGTGGATGCTGACGTTGGACGGGAGCTCGAGCTCGTCGACGGCCTCGGCGATGGTGGTCTCCCACTCCGTAAACAGCCAGGGCCAGAGCTCTTCCGCCGTGAACGTCGTCTGCGCGAGGTTCAGTGCGCGGTCCACTTCGGCGTCGGTGAAGAAGTCGGCGACGTCCTCGCCGATGCGTTCGCGAACGTCGGTGCGCATCTCGGTGAGTGTGCTCATGTTGTTCTCCTACGGGTTCGAGTTGGTGACGTTCAGCAGAATCGTGTACCAGTTGAAGACTACCGCTTCCGCGGTAAAGGTATCCCATGCGGGTCCGGGGTCTGTGAAAGCAGCGTATGAACGAGCGACTCGCCAGTTTCTACCGAACGGTGAGGTGCCCCAAGCTTGGTCGATGTACTGCACCCCTGCGACTTGTCCGCTTAGGGCGCGCCACACAGCGGTCGATGAGGTTGAGTTGATGACTCCGAGGTAACGACCCTGCGCTGCTGTTAGTATCAGCGGCGTGCTGGGAGTGGCTATCTTTATGCCGGCTGTGAGGAGAGAGATGTCTCCGCTGTCGTAGAGAAGGTTTGTAGGCTGCCAGTCTTCATCGGCCTCGTACAAACCTATGCGGAAAGCATCACTTCCCCCTGAGGTGTCTTCAGTGACGATGAACGAGTAGAGGTCAGTGACTTCGAGGTCACCGCCAACCACCCAATATGGCATGAACACATCGTTCTGTGCCTGAGCGAGTAGGTTGCTGACTACGATGGCGGTCGGGTGTGAGAACGAAACACCAGGAGCAGTTAGAGTGGCCCCGCCAGAAGGTAGAGGGCGGCCGATGTTGGCGAGGGCGCCCGCAGTTCCGTCAGCACCTCTCGGCCCAGGGATTCCGAGGAGCGTGTCGCCGTCTTCGCCGTCCATGCCCGGTGGACCCATGCCGCCGCCACCGCCGCTGCCGGGGGCGCCTGTGTCACCCGTGGCGCCCTGCGGACCTTGCGGGCCTGGGACGAGGATGAGCTCGGCGTCTTCGCCGTCGGTGCCGGGCAGGCCCGGAGGTCCCTGCGGCCCCTGAACGCCGGCGTCGCCCTGCGCGCCGGCTTGGCCATCCTGGCCGCGCGCGATGAAGAGCGGTGCGTCTTCGCCGTCTTCCAGGACAAGGCCAACAGCCGGGCCCTGAGGCCCGGCGGGCCCTGTCGCCCCTTCGGCGCCCGTTGCACCGGATGCGCCCGTGGGGCCAACGATGATGAGGTTCTCGGCGTCGTCGCCATCGAACCCTGGAACGCCGGCCGGGCCCTGAGCACCGGGGGTACCGGCCGCCCCTGTCGCCCCATCCTGACCTGGCGTTCCCTGCGGCCCTGGCACGAGCAGGAGCTCCGCATCCTCGCCTGGCTCACCAGGCGCTCCGGTCGGGCCCTGTAGGCCCTGCGCACCCTGTGACCCTGTCGCGCCCGCCTGACCGTCCTGGCCACGCGCGATGAAGATGGGGGCGTCCTCGCCATCCTCGGCGACGAGCCCGATGGCGGGACCCTGTGGCCCCGTCGCGCCTTGCGGACCCTCCGCCCCCGGGGCTCCCTGCGCTCCGGGGACGGGATACCACTCCCCCTCGTCACCCTGGTCGCCTGGGAGCCCTCGAGGCCCTGCGGGTCCCTGCAGACCCGAGATGCCCTGAGTGCCGACGACGTAGGGAAGGTCGACCCAGTGGGTGACCCCGTCGCCGACCTTCATGGCACGGGTGTCGTCCTCGTACCCCGGCTCGCCCTTGTACAGGACCGGGTTCTCCTCGGTCCACTGAGCGGCGGTGCCTCGGGAGAAGCGCGCCTGCCGGTAGTACTGGCGGATGATGCGGTCTGCCACTACAGGTTCCTCCCAGTTTCACCGTTCGGTCCTGTTTCACCGCGGCGGTGAAACTACACCACGTACTCGTAGCCCTCGATGGTGATGACGATGGCCGACGCGGCCGATGCGACGCCGGACAGGAACGTGGTGCTCGTCAGCTTGAGCAGCCCGTACCAGTCGTAAACACCAGCCACCGCGAGGCTGAGGTCCTTGAACAGCTCGGTGCCGCCGGCCGAACCGCCGGTGGCGCCGACGTAGAGCGAGACCGTCCGAGTAGACGCGTCAGCGTTGACGAGGTGGATGTGGCGCACCTCGCCGTAGATGAGCGCCGAAGACGGCACGTAGATGTCCGCCGCGGCGTTGGCGACGTACGCCGGCCCCGCGAGCTTCTTGAGTGTTCCTGCCATGTTGCTGTCCTCCTGCGCCCGCGGGCGCTATCCGTCTCCGGCGGCTGTCGCCGGCAACTCGAGCTACTTGAGCCCGAGGAACTTCGCTACCGTGAGGAGCTTCTGCACGAGCGCGCCGAAAGTGCCAGCGGCTACGTGAGAGGCTGCGGCCTCGTCCCAGACGGCGCCAGGGTCGCCCGCGGCGCCAGCGTCGTTGAGGGACTCACCGGTGGAGCCGGCGGCCAGGTGGTCAGCCTGGGCCTCGTCCCACACGGCGTCGGCGACCTGCGCGGCTGTCGGAGCGCTGCCCCCCTCGCCGACGATGAGGCCGGCGGAGTTGGTCGGGATGACCTGCACCTGGTTCTGCACCAGGATGCCGTTCTCCACGTCGAAGATGTTGTTGTTGCTCCCCACGAGCCGCACCGTCCACTGCGCGTCCGGGGTGAACTGGACGGTGTACCCGTTGATGATTTCGAGGGTACGCGCGAACGTGGTACCGGCGACCGTGACCTGGGTGTTGTGTTGGTGGGTGTCGAGGAAGGGCATGCCCTCCACGTCGTCCTCGAGGTTCTTGAGCGCGAGCCGGAAGACGTCGGTGTCCATCTCGTACAGGGTGCCGCTGATGAACGTCAGGTCCGCCTGCGGCACAGTGATGACCTTCGTATCCCAGTTGACGGAGATGGCCATGACTTAGTTGTCTCCCAGGTGTTGTCTGACGATGACGAGCTCCGCGTTGAGCCTCGCTGCCTCTGCCTTCCAGTAGTCGCGGTCCGCGGTCATCTCTTTCAGTGCCGCGTCCTCAGCAACCCTGTCCGCGTCCTCAGCAACCCTGTCCTCAGCGGAAAGCAAGGCTCTTACCTCAGGTCTTCTGGTGTCGGGTCAGCAACGGTCGAGCCCCTGCCCATGAGGCGCCCGAGCGCCTCGCCGATGACCTGAGTCTGAGACTGGACGAGACCACGCAGGGTCTCGACGTTGTTCTCCAACGCCACCAACCGAGCCTCGTTGGAGTCACGAAGGTCGTCGATGGCGGCGGCAAGTGCTATGTCGTTCATCTCTGCGGCCGTTGGCATGTGTCCTCCCTACTCGTCCAGAATCATCTGGATGGTGACGTTCGCGCCGTCCGCGGCGGAGATGATGCCCGCCACCGGCCCGGTCTTGTACGGCACCGACGCCTTGCGTGCCCAGCCCTCGAACTCCTGGTCCGACGCCCACGTCCGGGTGTCGGCAACTTCGCCGTTCACGTCCGTCAGCGCTTTGATGATTTGGGTACCGGGCGACAGCGGGCCGGTATCGCCGGCCACGATGTAGACGTTGGCGTTTTCGACCGGGGTGCCGCTGATGAGGTCGACGACGGTGATGGTCAGAGTCACGGGGTTCGCCACGATGGTGAACGTGTCACCCGCTCGCGTCTTCTTCACAGACACGACGCCGGAGGTCCCCTGCGTGTTGATGGTCCAGTCCGTGTCTTCGCCTGCGTCGGCGAGGAGGATGACAGAGCTGTTCTGTCCATCGGTCGCGCTGAACCCGGTGAACGTGATGCCGCTGAGCGTCACCTCGGCCAGGCCGCCGGAGGCCAGGTTCGCCCCGAGCGTGATGGCGTGGTGGTCGGCCGTCCCCTTCTCGAACGTCATGTCGTCCAGGTTGCCGAGCGGGTCGTCGGCCACGTCCCAGACGAGGGCCGAGGCGTCGGCCGCGACCGTTGAGAGCAAGACCTGCGAGCCGGTCAGCGTGGAGCCCGGAGCGGTGATAGCGTTGCACCGGCGGAAGATGCAGCCCGTCATCACGCTCGTCGACAGGAGCGAGAACGTGTCCATGTCGATGAACTGACAGTCCACGGCGTCGAAGGTGCCGGCCGTGTGAACGAACACTCCGCGAGCCCGTGTGCCGAGAGCCTGGAAGGTGATGTTCGTCCAGTCGACGTTGCTGCTGGCGTGCAGAACTTCGAGCCGGTTGTACCCAGTTGACACGGCGTCGTCGGTCTCGTTGTTGCCGCCCGAGTCCCGGATGAAGATGACCTTGTTCTGGTCGCGGAAGTCGACCGCGGTACCCGTCTCACCGAACGAGTGGAACCCTTGGATGAAGTAGGCACCCTTGTTGAACTCGATGTTGCCCCACCGGTTCGCGATGCTGTTCGCGTCGGCCTCGGCCAGGGCGAACGTGTTGTAGTTGGGGGCTCCGTCGCCGAGCGTGTACGTCAGCGTGTGCCGTCCGACGCGGATGGCGTCTATGGCGATGGGGTAGCCCTTCGTCGGCCCGGCCACGGTCGGCAGGTTGGCAAGGATGCCGACCCACCGCTCTGTTCCCGGCGCGCCCACCGTGTCATCAGGCGTCGCTGTGTTGGGGTCGACGACGTACGGAACCCACGACTCGAAGATGAGGGTGTCACTCCCACCCACGTAGTAGGCCCAGTAGGCCGTGGTCGCCGAACCGACGATGATACGAAGCCCGCCGGCGGACTTGGCTGCGAGCGACGCGACGGCGGAGTAGAAGCCCCACGCCACGATAACGCCGTCGGTCGGGATGGTGATGGTCCCTCCGCTGTCGACGATGAAGCCCTTGATGGCGTTCGTCCATGCCTGTTTCGAGATGGACGTGGGAGTGCCGCCGCCCTGGACGTAGTAGTCCGGCTCAGGGTTGGAGAGCCCCGCGGCACCGCCGCCGAGTGCAGTGACGGTAGCGGCGCCGTCCAGGTAGATGTCGGTGAGGTCTGTTGCCCATGCTGGCGCTGCCATCTACCCTCCCTACGCGTCAGACGTGCGAATGGCCGTCACCGTCAGGCCACCGGACCCGAAGGTACCGGACGTATCGAACGTCTTGATGGGGGTTGCTCCGCCATCGCGCACTCGCACGAACACGTCGCGGTCGGAGCTGTACTTGATGGCGACCGTCTCGAAGGTCGTGGCGGTCTGGATGTCGATGTAGCCGAGGAAGACGTTGCGCGGCGCCGTCGCAGCGTTGCCGCCGGTGAAGTCGGTTGGGTCGATGGTGAACGTCGAGCCGCTCCACGTCGTGTACGGCACGAGCCGGTAGATGCCTGTGTCGAGCTGGATGCGGAGGTTGCCGGTCAGCGGCGTGTCGACTGGAATCGCCGTAGTGATGACCACCGCGACCTCGGCCGCGCCGGTCAGCGACGTGTCCAGCGTGAACTGGTCGTAGTCCGGGGCCAGCGCCCCGCCGTCGTAGTTCGTGACCAGCACGCGGTCGCCGGACACAAGCCCCTGGATGCGAAGCTGCTGTTGGTTCGGAGGCGAGACGGTGGCGTTCCCCAGGGTCGTGAACACGTCGGCCGCGATGCCGTCGGCAGCGTCGATGCCGATGCCGAACGCGCCGATGATGGCCGCACCTGTGAACACCCCGAGGAACTCGGGCTTGACAGTCCTGGGGGTTGCGGCGCCGCTGGCGAGCGCGTAGCTGCCCGTGGTACCGCCGCGCCGCCAGATGGGGTCGTTGTCTCCGAGGATGCTCCCGCTGACGCTCTGCACCCACAGGGTGCCGTCGGCGCCGTTGTCGTCGTCGGCGAGGACGACGGCTGCACCGCCCAGCGTGGCCGAGACCGGAGCCGTAGCCGCGCCGGCCTGGACGAACGCGCCGGTAACGCCAGGGGTGATGATGCTGTAGGTGTCGTTGTCACCCCATGCCGGGGTCGCGGCCTCGCGCTGCACGACGATGGTACCAGTCGCGCCGGCGGCGGCTGAGACGAAGACAACCTTCCCTACCCCGCCTGACAGCGTGTTCTCGATGTAGTGCCCGACGACGGGCACCGTGCCCGTGCCCCCGTCGTACGCGAAAGACGTACCCCACACGACGGTGTCATTCGTCGCGAAGTTCGTGGACTGCCCGTCGTACGTGAACTCGTGGGTGATGCCGCGGAACTCCTCGCCGGGAAGGCCATGGAGTGTCTCGCCGGTGCCCTGCCGGGCCAGCCACTTCGTCCGCTCGTACAACTGCTTCTTGGTCCGCGAGGCCTGGTCCCACTCGCTGTAGTACGGCTCGTCGGCCGAGCCGTCGCCCGCGATGTCCAAGAGCTGATAGCCCTCGACGTTGACGATGTCGGTCCAGCCGGCGATGGTGGCTTCGACGGTATCGTTGTTCAGGTCGGCCGCTGTGAAGATGGCCGCGACGTTGTTGCCCGTCGCCAGGGTGACCGAGAACTCCGCGTACGTGTCACCCAGCTTGCGAGCCCAGACGATGACTCGGCGCCCGTTGATGTCGGCGCCAACCGACCGAGCCTTCACGAGGAACCGGGCGAGGATGGCCGCGGCGGCGTCAGGGTTGCCGCTGTTCCGCAGGGTCGGCGTGACGATGGCCTCGTCCTGGGTGATGCGTAGGTCGGCGGCCACAGCCCCCGAACCCACGACCACGAGCCCGGCGTAGATGTCTGTGCCGCCCTCAAGGGGATTCGTCTGCGTGATGGACCCGTCGTAGAGGTACTGAGCGGCCGTGTCGTCGATGTTGAACGGGGCGAGCAGCGTGATGATGTTGTCGGTCGCGCGCTCGGACGGCGTCGTGTACGTGATGTCGATGAAGTCGTCGCCAGCCGCAACCGCGTCGTCGGCCTCGTCCTGCAGCCAGCGGTGGAGCTCGAGGACGGTGTACGTCCCGGTGCCGGACGTGTGCCGGATGTCACCGTCTGCCTGGATTTCGAAGTCGTCCTGAATCGCCATGTCACTCTCCTATGAGTACGCGTAGCCCAGGCGGCTCGACCAGGCTTTCGAGAACCCGTGCGTGCCATCCGCCCACTTGATGTCCATGTCCGCGCCGACTTCCGTCAGCCGTTTGATGCGCCACTCTGCGTCGCTCTCACCTGTGCCGACCGCAGCCTCACCGATGTAGATGACGCCGCCACCCACGTCGTCGAGACGCAGGGTGAGGGGCGGAACAGGGATGCCGATTGTCATGCTACGCTCCCGGCGTCTGCGGCGCCCACGCGCGACCCCAGGTGACCTGCGGCTGCGGCGGAGCCATGAGCGACACCATCAGCTTGAAGAGCTCGAAGGCGAGCAGCTCCCGGTCGACGCCGGGCGTCGGGTACAGCCGGCCGGCGACAGACGTGGCGAGCAAGCGCCCGGTCTCGTCCTTCATCCAGACTTCCATGGCTACGCTCCTACCGCGAACGTCTTCTTCTTCATGTCCGGCCAGTACGGCTTCTTGTTGCCGTCCTTCGGCTTCGTCTCGTCAGCCCACTTGCGCAGCCCCTTCTGTCCATCGGGGTCGCTGGCGCTTTCGAAGTCCTTCGCCGTCGGCAGGAACATGTCCCGGACAGCAGAACGCCCCCCAGCTTCCCGCTCGCGCTTGAGCTGGACAACTTGGGGGGCGACGTTCTCTGTGCGGTAGTCGCGCTGCATGGTGACTTCACGAAGAGGCTGCACGTTCTTCTTCGCCCCAGGCTTCCACGAGTGGAAGTGGGTCGGCGCAGGCTCGCGCACGTTGGTCTCGACTCGGTAGCCGCAATCGCGGCAGACGAAGCAGTACATCATGGCCGCCCTCCCAGGCTTAGTACAACGGAAGCGCGAGTGCGCTGAACGTGACAGAGGCCGTGCCGATGGTGACGGTCATCTGCAGCTTGCGTGGACACGGCGAAGAGTACCGCCGGTTGCCGCCGGTGACCTTCTCCGTCAGCTCAGGGAAAATCATCAGGTCGTCGTCGGCAGTTGCGCCGGCATCGAGTAGCGTGCCGTCCATGGCAACTGCGGCGCCGGACGCGCCGAGCTTGAGGTCTTTCCACGCTCCCACGAGCGTGTTACGGAACTGGAACGACGCCACGAAGGTCGAGGTAGCGCCACCTTCCGCCGTCTTGTTCACGGCGATGAGAAAGCCGCGAGCGCTGGGCGGAAGCACGATGTCGGAGGTGTAGGCCGCCGGCGTACGGAGAGCAGAAGCAAAGAGCACAGCCATGCCGATTCCCTTCGAAGAGAGGGGGGCCCGAAGACCCCCCTCCGCCTCTCGATGCTACGTAACTGCGAGCGTTGCGCGAGCCGACCACGGGCCAACCCCGATGAGGTTGGCGTCGGTGACCGCCTCTTCGCCGGACGATACCTGCCCGGGGTACCGCTTCCGCGCGTACAGCGCGACAGTGGTGCCGGCGATGTCCGCGTTGGTGTAGGCCGGGTCCAGGATGTCGGTTCCTTCGTCGACCGAGAAAAACGCCAGGAGGCGCCTGTCCTCGTCCGTGTCATCGGTGTCTCGCTCCCACACCTGGACTTCGAACCCGGCGAGCCCTGCGGCTCCACCGGTGATGTCGTCAGCGTGGAGGTCGATGTCGATGGTTCCGCCGGCGCCGCCATCGATGATGCCGATGGTGCCCGCGGCGGGGCCCGCCGCTGCGCCGATGGTCGGAGGCCCGACAGCCTCGGTGACGGTCTCGCCGTCGACGGTCACGCCGCGGCCGGAACCCAGACCGAACCCATCATCGCCGACCTCAGTTGCACGGCCGTCGAAGTTGGTGTAGTCGTAGGTGCCGAGCCCAGCGCCCTCGTTTGCGACGCCCTTGGTGCGACCGAACCGGTCCTTGCCCGTGCTGGATGCGCGACCCGTGGCGTCGATGGGCGCCCCAGGAGTCGAGCCACCCTCCACCCCTGCGCCGGTGTACGCCGTCCTGCCCGTAGGCCGGGTGTTCGACGTAGCGACGCCGGAGGTGTCGTAGGTGTCCGACTCGCGGTAGCCCGTCGAGTCTTCCACACCGCCGGCGGAGTCGCCAGTGGCGTGTGTTGGAGTCGCCGGGCCCTCGATGACAGCGTCGCCGCCGATGATGGGCCCGCGGTACGTACCCGCGAACATCGCACCCTTGAGCCCACGCTTGGGCCCGCCCTTGAGAGCACGGGTGCCGGGGGTGAGGTCTGTCAGAACGACGACAGCCATGCTACACCTCCACGATGAAGCTGCCCGTGTAGGTCAGCGCGTTGCCGCCTGATGCCACGACAACGGACACGGGCGACTTCGCGATGACGCCGTTGTACACCAGGGCCGGGTCGGCCTCGCCGGTGGGCTTGTAGAACGGGCCCTCGGAGATGTCAACTGCGTCGGCCACGTAGACGTCCCGGCCGCGGTCATCGGTGAGCGTGAACACGACGGCCGCCTCAACCGAGGCCGAGTCGTCGATGACCAGCTCCATGATGCGACCGAAGGCCGCACCCAGACCGACCACCTTGGTTCCGTCGCCGCCGGCGTCCGTGGTGACGGTGAACGAGCGTTTCTTGTATGCCATGAGCTATGCCTCCGAGGCAGCCGATGGTGTTTCCGGCCCAGCCTCTCGCTCGTACGCTTCCCGCACGCTCTGTGCAGGAGCAGGGTACCCCAGGAGAACCGTCTTCCGAGCCTTCCCGAGGGTCTCGGCGAGTAGGTACACCTGTAGGTCCGATGGACTCAGGTTCTCGAGGAGCTGACGCGCCAGGTTCGCTGGACGGTCGAGCTCCGCCTGTGCCTTCTCGACGCGAGCCTTCACGGACACGTTGACGCCGCGACCACGGTCGGCCCGCCTGTTGGCGGCTTCCATGGCCTCGAGCATGCGCGCCTCGCGAGCGGCGTTCACGCGGGTGAGTCGCCCCTTCTCGGGCACCTCAACCGTTGCCGTCGACGTGATGGTCTTCATGCGATTCCTCCCTGGGGCTTACAGATGGGGGTAGCGAGGGGCGCGCGACCAGTGCCTTGTCTCGCCTTTACCGGCCGAAGCGACCCCCATCCGCAGTGTTGGTCCAGACCTAGACGACGATGGACGTCGCGTAGGCGTGCGAACGCCGGCTGTCGGTGAGGAGCTGCCCCATCGACAGAACGAGCGCGACCTTCGCGTCCTGGTTCGCCGGGCGCACGAAGTCCGTGGGGCTGACCCACGCCTCCGGGTGCTGGACGAACTCGAGGCGGTCGCTGTTCAGCATGTACAGGGACGCCGAGGGGCAGTCCAGGTCCATGATGAGCTCGGCCGTCTTGTGCGCGATGGTCTCGAACCCGAGGTCCGCGGCCTTGAGGTTCTGGAAGCGGATGTTCGGAACCGCCAGTGCCTCGTACGCCTCGAACACGGCCTGAGTCGTGAACTCGACGTCAACCTTCGAGCGGTTCAGACGAACCGTGTTGAAGAGGTTGTTGAGGGTGGTGATTCCGTCGAACGTGGTCAGGTCGACCGCAGCCGACGTCGGCGACTTCCAGAACGTGTACGTGGTCGGGTCGATGCCCGCCACAATCCCGGACGCCTTCACCAGCAGTGGAACGCTGTTGAAGTCCTTGCCGCCGTTGCCGACCGACGCAGCCCACAGCATCGCGTTCATGTCGTCCGCGATGGACAGCTTGAGCTGGTCGACCTTGGCCTCGAGCAGGTTGATGAGCGCAGCAGCGCCGCGGTTCTTCTTGACCTCCTCACCAGAGATGGTGACGGAGCCAGCGTGCTGACGCCACTCGTACTCGGCCCAGCCCAGACCTTCCTGGGGGGTCGTGTCGATGAGGTCGTAGCCGCTGTAGGAAGAAACCGTGTCGTTGAACGCGATGAGCAGCGGGCGACGGATGACTGTGCCACCGTCGATGGTCACGCGGCTCTTCATGTTCAACCACGCCGTCAGCGCGTTCTCGTTCGAAATCTGGTCGCGCAGGACAGGGCGAACCTTGTCGAGCGTGGTGGTGACCAGAACGTCGAACTGGTCAGCGTAGATGGACATTTCGTGGTCTCCTACTGGGTCTCGGAGCCCTCAGGAACGATACCCACGCGCCGCTTCACCGCCATCTTCCACGACAGGCCTGTTTCCTTCTGCGCGGCCTTCGCTGCTTCGCGAACGGCCTGGCGGATGGACATGCCCGGCGTGACAGCCGGTGGTTCGGCGGAGCTCGAGCGCGGCTTCACTGCCGCACCCTGCACTCGCTTCTCGGCCTCACGGCGAGCCGCGGCGGCGAGCCCCTCGACTTCCCGCTTCACGGGAGCCGAGAGCTTGAAGTACAGGTCCGCCGGGGAGGTGATGCTCTCTTCGCCGGCGTAGCGGAGCTGCTGTTCACGGGTGCCGGGGAGCTTGCCGTAGGTCTCCTCGAGCTCGTTGAGCTCGCGAGTCCACTTCGACTCCACGACGCGCCCGGTCTCAACGGTCCGCAGTTGTTGGACCTGGTCTTCCAGAGCGAGCTGGTTCCTCGCCATCAGCAGCATCGAAGCCTTCATCGCTGGCGGTACCGAGAAGTCTTCGGGGTCGACGCCGAGAGCTGAGAGCAGCTCTTCGTCGGAGACCTCCGCGGACTCCTCAGCCGCCGGCGGTGCGGCTTCGGCCGGAGTGGCGAGTCGTTCCTGTAGCTTTTGGATGGTGCCGTCCTGTTGCTCGAAGTGCGCGAGGATTTCCGCGCGCTTCTCCACCGGAATACCGGTCAGGTCCACACCCCAGTAGGATTCGGGGACATCGGCTGTGGCGTTTTCGGCGCCCTCGGCTGCGTCCTCCGAAGCCTGGGTTGCTTGGGCCGTACTGGGCTCCGCGTCACCCTGAGCAGGGGTGTCGGCGGCAGAGTCATCGAGCTCGCCCAACGTCTCGTCGAGCTCCTCGAGGTCCTCTTCGTTGCTGAACTTCGATGCTTCCAGAGCAGCGGCGATGGCGGCGTTCATGTCGCCTGCGCCGGCGCCCTTGTTGATGGGCTCAGCCATCGGTGGTGCCTCCCATTCGTTGTACCCCTCGCCTCGGCGCGGATGCGCTGTACTAGGGCCTCGACATCGGGTGTGTCCGATTGTGCGGACATTCACGTTTTCCGTGAACGTGTGCACATTTGCGGACAAGATTACGGAAAGCGCTGAGGGCGGCGGGACTACTAAAGGCGCCGTGTGACCGCCCTCGCGCTCCGCTACAGGAAGCAGGTGTTTGGAGCAGCGGGACACCTGCGGAACCCGGAGCGGCGGTACGCGCGTCCACGCGCATCGCCTATTTCGCCCCCGTGTGCACCTCAACGTCAGGGAGCGGGACGCTGCAATAGCCGGGAGGGGCGGCTGTACAACCGCTGCCCTCCCGCTCGCGCCGGGCGTCACCCGGGAAAACCCGTGGCGAGACACGGGGAGGGCTGACTATGCCCTCGGTGACCTATCTACGGCTTGCCGCTCCGGGCTGCGCCGACGCTCCGCGGAGGGAGCTCTTCGCATTCTCGAGCGACTGACCGTACTGGAACATGGCCTGCTGGCTGTTCTGAGCGAGCTGGTCCGCCTGAACCTCTTCCGGCGGCTTCACGATTTCGCGGACGAGGTCCTCGTCGAGGCCTGCCTCACGCAACACCCACTGGAAGAGCGATGCGCGGTCGGTCTCCGGCATCGGGGCCAGCATGTTGCTGACGAAGATGGCCCGCTGGAACCGCTCCTCACGCGTCATGTTCTCCTTCGGCGTGATGGAGAGCTCGATGTGCGCCTCGATGGCGATGTCCTCGTTCGTCCACTTCCACTCGAACTCTTCGCCCGTGTCAGCGACGAACAGCATCATGCGCTCGCGGTTGTAGAACTTCTGCATGAGCTGCAGCGCGGTGCGCGCGATGTCGATGTACCACTCCTCGAGCGAGGACCGGCGCTCAGCCTGACGCGCCTGGCCGGCGGTCGTGACGAGCTGCGCCTCGGTCGCGGTGGTGCGCTTCGATGGGAAGACGCCGCGGGTGACCTCGTTAGCGCCAGTGGCCTCTTCGATTTCGAGCTGGATGTTCTCCTGCAGCCCGTAGATTTCCTGCTGCACGGGCTTGATGTCGATGTTGCCGAGCTCCTGGAACGAGTGGCTGTTCTCGAGGCCGACGTACGCCATCCACTCGTCGCTCTCGAGCGCCTGCCGCGCCTGCTGGCCGAGCGCGTCCTTCGGGCCGAAGACCTTCGGGATGACACGCAGACCGTGCGTCGCGATGTGCGAGCGGTACGCGTCGAGCTCCTCGAGCGACGGGAAGATGATGCGCATGTCGCCGAGGCCCTCGAGGTTGTCGGGGTCGTCGCGGATGACGAGCGGCTTGAACGGGTTCCTGTCCTCGAGGTCCACGTTGAACATCAGCGGGTTCACGCGCTGGTGCAGGATGAGCGTCGTGCTGTTCTTCGGGAAGATGGTGACGAGGCCTGTCTCGAAGTCCCACAGCTCGACGACCGTCACACGCGCGTCATCGTTCGCGTCGTCGGAGCCAAGGCCTTCGACGTCCGCGTAGTCGATGCCGCCGCTCAGAGTGCTGTCACCCTCGAGCTCATCCAGCATGCGGGTGCCTTCGCGCTCACCGTATCGGTCGAGCACGAACTTCCGCCACTGGGGGTTGTTCTGCACCTCGGGCCCCGGCATCTTCGTGTACTGCGCGGTCCAGCGCACGTCTTCCTGTTGCTTCGCGCTGATGTCGTAGCGGATGTCCGAGTAGCGCACGTAGTCGACGCAGACCCGGTCGCGCAACACGATGGGAACCTCGCGCGTGAGCTCGACGTACTCACCCATGTTCTCTTCGGTGACCGTGATGCCCTGCGCTTTCAGCTCCATGAGCTGCATCTTGAGCGCGTCTTCCGGCACGTCTTCTACTTCCACGTCCTCGACGTAGTCGTAGTACACCTTCACCCAGCCGATGTCCGCGAGGAGCGCGTCCTTGATGGCCTTCTTGGCCCGGCGCTGCATCTTCGTGTCGGACATCGCCATGTTCAGCGCGCGAGAGGCCGCGATGGCCTGCGCCGGCGTGCCCCTGCCGATGCGCTTCGCGATGAACTCAACGTCGACCGCGGTCAGCGAAGAGAACATCGTGTCGATGGTACCGATGCCCTTCACGACGTTGACGCGGTGCCCGTCGTCGTCAACCTGCTCTTCGTTCGGCTCGTTCTCGTACCGAGCGATGAACGCCTTGTACTCGGGCTCGCGCTTCTCGTAGTCCACGTCAGCCATCTTCAACCGACGCTGGTAGACCTTCAACATGCTCTCTTCGTCTTCGTACACGCGGAAGACGCTATTCTTCGCCATGTGCTACTCCCTCGACCACGAAGGTCGGCTTACGAACTCCGCCGCGGTGGCCGAGTAGTCGGCGCGGTGGCTTGAGAACCTGCTGGAAGACGTGCCCGTAGGTGTCCGGGTTGTACTCCCTCGCTGCCTCAGGAAGGTCTTCCTTCGGCGCGAACGGAAGAAGAACGGTCGCAACGTACCGCAGCGCATCCACGTAGTGCGATGTCCAGTCGTGGACGGGGTCCTTGTGGGCCTTGTTCCCGTCGGCGTCCGTCTTCCACTTGTGGGACGAGAGCGCCTGAGAGACGATTTCCGCTTCCTTCGACACGAACACGCGGTTGCCGGCCATCATGTTGTTGAGGATGCGGAGCGAGAAGTCCTGCGGCCGCTTCGGCACCGGACCGACAGGCACGCCCGCCGTGTTCAGGTCTGTGATGACGCTGGTGCCGGTGCTGGGGTTCCGCTGGATGCCGGCGGGGTCGCCGTAGTCGCCGGCGGTCTTCGCGCCGCCGAAGCGCTCACGCAGCCGGTCGTGGTAGGCCGCGGCCCAGTCCCGTGCGGTCCACTCCTTCTCGCCGATGGCGTCGAGGATGTTGGCGACCGCGAGGCGGATACGCGGGCCCTTGTACGTCTCGCCGGTGAGCTCTTGCTTGTCGACCCACTTCACCTGCAGGAAGATGCAAACTCCCAGGTCTCCGAACCCGAAGTCCCAGCCGGTGTAGAGCGGGAGCGCCGGGTCGTACTCGAGGTCGAGGCAGTTCTCCTGGGGGTTCCAGTAGGGGAAGACGCCGCCCTCGACGAGGCCGACGAACTTGCCCTCGATTTCCTGCTCGGCCCAGCGGCCGTGGTAGTTCGCCTTGAGGTTGTCGACGTAGCCCTTCGGCAACGTGATGTTCTGCTCGGTCGGCGCGTTGTACCAGGTCGCGCCGGAGACCTTCGTCAGCGAGTCCTCGTGGAAGACCCGCCACATCCAGTCGTAGCCGTTCGGCGTCGACGACGTGAAGCCGGCGATGCGGTAGCCCTGCTGCCGGAGCCGCGCGGTGAGGATGTTCCACGCCGCGTGGGTGCAGTTGCGGCCCTCCTCGATGAAGAACCAGGCGTACTCCGGGCCACGCATCCAGTCCGGCTTGTCGAGCGAACGGAGCCGGATGACGGTCCCGTTGATGAGCGTCAGCTCCTTGGTCGACTTCTTGTAGTCCTTCGACCAGTTGGCCAGGCCGGTCTTCTCGACCATGGCCTCGAGCTGCGGAAGGATGTTGTCGTTCAGGACGGGGTACGTGCTCGCCGCGATGACACCGCGCGGAGCGTGGTACTGCCCTGAGGGTTTCGGCTGCAGCGACAGGCGGAGCCCGCGCGCGATGCCGGCGAACGTCTTGCCGGAGCCGAGGCCGCCGATGAAGGCGGAGTACAGGTCGTCCCCCAGGACGAACTCTGTCTGTGCCCCAGGGTTCAGGTCGAGCTCAGCCATCCTTTACATCTCCCTCCCGGAAGTCAAGCTTAGGGCTCGAACCTTTACTTCGCCTCGACGAAGATGCCGCCCTGCGGCAGGAGGTCCACGGGCATGTCGAAGAGTCGGTCGACCTCCATGCCCTTCTGGCGATGGCGCGACGTGCAGAGCGAGAAGCCCGCGGCGCCCCAGGCGGCCGACAGGCAGATGAGCAGGAAGAGCATCATGGCTAGAACCCCGGGTCCGCGTCGGGCACGAGCACCGCGTAGCGGTACGCGTACAGCCAGGCGCAGGAGGCGCAGTCGGCCGCGGCCGGAGCCGCAGCGGGGTCCTGGTCCGGGTGGTCGGTGCAGTGGACTCGTATGGACATCAGTCCCATCCCTCTCGAATCCGCTCCCGGCGGGCGAAGTCCTCGCCGTGGAGCCGGCCCTTGCGGAAGCGCTTCCGCTTCGCGTTGCCGTGCCAGTGGTATGTCGCCCGACGCCGCTCGCTGTACCAGCAGAGCCGGCCGCAGTGCGGAGTCCGGTGACGGGGTGGAGGTGGCCTCACTGCCCGCCCTTCTGGACGAAGCCCTTCACGAACTCCTCGGCGTTCTCCTCGAGGACGGCGTCGATGTCGTCCAGGATGTCGTCGAGGTCGCGGCGGAGCGCGTCAGACGAGCGCTTCGGCTGCTTCGACTCGTCCTGATGCACCTGCGTTGGCCGGTGAATCGAGGCCCGAGCCTTGTGGACGCGGCCCGTCATAGGGCTCCCCCCTCACGATGAGTGGCAGTACCCTGTCGGCCGCTTTCAGACCGTCGACGAGGCGCTGGTGGGTGGACCGGTGGTGCTTCGCCTCGGCCGTCTGTACGAGCTCGGTGAGGCTGTCGATGACGAGGGCCAGGAGCGCGCGCGTCGCGTGTTTGGTCGCTAACGCCGGTGTGGGACCGCCCTCAACAGCGCCGGGGCTTTCTCCCCCTCCCACGGGGGCTCCGGGGCCGCGAGTAGCCACTGCCCTTGCATCTACCCGAACAGCTTGTCAGCCGTCGGGACGTCTTTCGTGTCTTCGGCGGCCTTGCCCTGAGGCGACGGCCGGCCGACGGAGTACTCGAGCGCCTTGATGGTCGCCTTGAGGCGGTCCGCCGGCGAGAGAGCCGCGAAGGACCCCCTGCCGAGCGCCGCGTCCAGGAGGGCGCCGGTCAGTTGGTCGGCGGCCGTCTCGAGCTTGCGGAGCGCCCGCTCTTCCGCCGGGAGCGCGGCCTTGGCGGCCCGGGCCTCCGCGGCCTTGGCCGAGGCCTCGCGCGCGAAGTTCGGGTCTGCGAAGGGCGGCGCTGGTCTGGTGTCGGCCATGGTGGCGCTCAAGGTGTCTCCCTGGTGCTTTCGGGGCCCCCCGGACCGTCCGCGGCGATGCAGTTCCGGTTGGATATACCACATCGGGTATATCGGCGGCCCTGGTCCGGCTCAGAGCCGGACGGACGGGTGGCGGGGCGCGGGGGGCGGGGAGCTCGGCGATGGTTGCGGGAGTCGAAACACCCACAGACCCGAGCTCTGAAACCCCCAGGGGCGAAGGTCTCTGGACCTAGGTCCTTTGACGTAGCCCTCTACTCATATGCGCAGGCCACAACCACTTTTGGAAAAGCCCTGGTCAGAGGCCCTTTTCTACATGCAAGGCGTTGCAGCAAGAATCACACGCTTGTGGTCATTTCGGAGTCCCGCGGGGCCCCCCGGCGGGTCCCATCCGGCGAAATCTGGGTCTACAGGGTAGTCAAGTCCCTCGTGCGTTCGGCCTAGGGCGGGGTGACCCGTCCCGGTGTGCACGGCCTACGTCCTTCGGCCTGGCCCGCCCGCCCTCAGCCTAGGTCTAAAGGTGTAGTACATGTACACACTATGTACATAGGTAGGGGGATGGCGCATGGCGTATGGCCTAGGGCGTATGGCGTAGTCAGTGGTGCCCACACACCACCAGTAGGCGTAGTACGTACGGCAGCGCGCCCCCGCCCTTGGGCCTAGGGCGAGGGCGCGTGAAAGCGCCAGTGCGGGGTGCGTGTGAGCAGCAGTGGGTGAGGCCGGCTAGTCCTTCCAGCCTAGGCCTCGGTCACGCCGCTCCATCAGCTCGCCGTAGGCCTCAAGGGCCGCGGCGCTATCCCCGACGGGGAGCTCGTCGCGTGGAACGTCGGGGTCGCGGTAGGCCAAACGCCCGTACTGCAGGACGTCCGCCACGTACGTGTCGCCTAGGTCATACGACCCTTGGGTGTAGGGCGAGCTCACCGCGCACATCCATCGGGCGTAGTCCACGTGGGGGTCGGCGGAGTAGGCCTTGAGGACCTTCCACGTCCACCCATCGTCCGACACGTAGACCGCATACGGCCTATCCACTGGTCGGGTCTTGCCCATGCTCGTGCGTGCCATGTCCTACTCCCTTCGCCCTAGCTTGCCTGGTCCGGCTTGACGAACCCATCCCACGCGCCGGCTACGCCTCTTGCCGACCCCTTAGCCCGAAGGCCTACGACCACGCCGGCCGGGTCGTCCACCCGACTGTCGGACGTATCGGCGTCGACCACGGGGAAGCCGGCGAAGGTGGCCGGCAACGGGTGACCCTTGACCGTGGCAAACACCACGGCCACGTTGGCACCCGACCTAAGCCATTCGAGTGCTTCATCCCCCGAACGGGGGTTCTCGCTCACCGAGAAGACCAGCCTGTCGTAGGCCGTTGGGCCTAGGCTGCGCTGGGCCGCCGGCGCCTTCGTGTAGTCGTACACTCGGACGTCGGGTAGGTCGAAGAGCCTAGGCGCGATGAGCTCCCACCGTAGGTCACTCGCCACGTTCGGGCGGAAGTCGATGGGCCCGTATCGCCTCACCTGCTCGGCGAGCTCGTGGGCCAAGAGGGTGACGAACGCCTGGGGCTCTTGGGCTAGGGCTTTCGTCTTGGCCACCCTCGCCCGTCTGACCGATGGCAGCGTCCCCTTGCCGGCCGTGACCAGGACACACGCACTAGTGCATGCGGCCGTGCGCCACATGCACACGTCGTAGTCCCCGGACATGTCTGCCGGCGCAAGGCTTAGGCCAACCGCCCTACGCGCACTCATCCCGAGCTTGTGTTGGGCCTCGGGTAGGGTGAGCAGACGGGGGAGGCTCGCGTAGCCCATCTGGCCTACGTAGAACGCTCGGAGTCGGCGTTTGGCCTCGGCCACGGTCATGTCGGCTGGGTCGAACGGCCCATGCTGCTCGAGCTCGAGGGTTAGGGCTTTCGCCCTACTCACAGTCGACCTCCCGCTCGCGCCCGACCCACGTCGCTTTGCGGCCGAGCCGGCCGTCGGCCTCATCGGCTGCGACCAGCAGGTTCACGGCGAACTCTCGGACCTCGTCGACCGTCGCAAGGAACGATGCGCTCACCTGCGACTCGCCCTCATCGTCGCGGCCGACGGCGAGGCCGAAGAACACTTGACCGGCGGTCATGTTCGACGCGAAGGCCATCACACCGTGCCGGCCCGTGACGTCGGAGCCTTCGATAGAGGCTGTGTTAGAGGCCATCCTTACCATCCCTTCTCGGCGCAACGCGCCCGGTCGGTGTCGCTTTCGTGCTCATCGGGTCCATGACCACACGGTACCAGGTTCGTCGTCACCTGACCACCCTTCCGACTCGGAGCGCTGCCGGCGTCGCCGGCTGGTCCGCCCTTCGAAACATGACCGTGGCCACCACGCCGGCCCGGGCTACGGCCCAGACCTCGTCGCCGTTCGAGCCGCCGGCCCAACCCTCGGCCCAGCCGCAGAAGACTGCGACGTCCGCCGTGGTCGAGCCTACGCGCTCGTCGACGATGGCGCCAACCTCGGCCGGGTCAATCCCCCGGAGCCGGGCTTGCCTGGCTGCGTGGTCCGTGGTCTTCATGACCTCATTATCGGCCTTGCCGGCCGTCTTGTACAGTCGGCCGTTCGGCCTATCTTGTGGCGAGCGTCGGCCTACGTCCCACGCCACGGCGCAGAGGATGTAGGCCGGCGGCCGCCGAAACCCCAGGGCGGGGGAGGGCCTTCGACCTAGTCATGGGGCCGGCCGACCTAGGACAGGGGCAGCGTCCAGTTCTAGCCTTTCGGCCGATGTGGAACTGGTCGCCAGGGCCGATACTCACACCATGAACCGAGAGGACGAGCAGATGCGAAGCGAAGACCGAGACGACGTAGAGGCAGGGTACGACGAGGAATCGGCGACCTGCGGGTACTGCGGCGCTCCCGATGCCGAGCACTACACGTTCGGCCGGCAGGGGCGCCGAGAGGACGGGACCTGGGGCGTCACGAGCACGTACAACCAGGTGATGTGCCTTCGGTGCGCGCGGCAGGCTGGGGCGGCATGATGGCCTACCCGAGCAGGAACGCGCAGGGCGAGTACGTGTGCGAGGGCACCACGCTCGCAGGGCGGCGGTGCCGGAAGGTCGCCACGGCCCACTGGTTCAAGGGTGATTCGTGCGCCATGCACTACTGCGCCCAGCACTCGGCTGGGGCAGGAGCCATGCGGATACTGCTCCCGAGGCCGTGGGAGTATGACCGCATCGAGCGAGGGAGGATGTGACATGAAGAAGGCAGACATCGAGGTTGGCGAGACCTACCTTGCGGCACAGGGGCGGGACTACCTGTACTCGAAGAAGAAGGTCAAGGTCATCGAGAACGAAGAGTACTACACCGTCAGCGAGCGCGACGTCGCTCGGTCCGTCCGACACGAGGACGAGGGATACCGCAAGGCTCACCTGAAATGGGCTCTCACCGAGGCCTTCGCGACGGAAACGACCCCGCGCGAGCGCGATGAGGCGAAGTACGCTCTGAGCGCCGCCAGTGCACAGGCCGCGGACCGTTGGCTGAAAGCTGACCCCATGCGGCGCTTCCGCAAGGGCAGTGCCGGCTCCCGGTCGTCGTGGGACCCCTCGGGCATCCTCGTCTACCTCATCGCCGACAACGGCGAGCGGGTGTTGACGCTCGTGCCTCGGCGCGAGATTCGGATGACGTGGGTGGAGTACGAGGCCAAGGTCGAGCGCGAGCAGAAGGCTCGGGTCGAGCAGGAGGTTCGGGCGGCCGCCGCTCAGCGTGAAAGGGACGCCAAGCGACCCCTGGTGGTTGCAGCGCTCGAAGCCATCGGCATCAAGGCCTACCTGCCCTCGTACCAGGACAAGGTCACGCTCACGTTCGACCAAGTGCTCGCGCTCGCCGCGAGTGCAGAAGGGGCAGGTGCATGATGCCGTTGCGAACGCGGATGATTGAGCACGCCGAAGAGGTACACGGGTTCAACGTACACAGGCCCGAGGCCGACTACGGGGTGGTGGCCGACCGGCACTTCCGCGACCACGCCACGTCGAAATCCCCAGTGTGGGAGCACTCGGTGACGGACCTGTTCCTCAGCATCGAGGAGGGCGACGAGGACCTGCCCGAGCCGGACCTGCAAGCCGCGTGCGACGCGTGGGTCCTTGAGACCGCCATCGAGCGGGGGTTGCTGTCCGAGGCCGACGCCATCGCTCTGCAGATGGAGTGGGCGTGGGTGGACCGAACGGAAAGGGGCGAGTGATGGGGCTCGATACCTTCATGGTCGTGAACTCAGCCGGCAGGGTGCAGCTCTTCTTCGACGCTCCGATGGCCGCGTGGCGCGAGGCCCGCGACGCATCGGTCGAGACCGGCTGGGCTCTGTTGACACGCACCGGGCCAAGCTGCACTGTCGAGGATGTGGCCCTGTTCGTGGACGGACAGGAGCAGCGGCGGCTCATGCGGAACGGCATCGGCGGCGTCCACCTGCCCGCGCAGAACCCGTGGAGACCCGGCTGGAACCGCAACGAGGGAGGGTTGACATGAGCGAACAGTCTGGTATCATGGACGAGATGGAGCTGTTCGAGCAGGACCTACAGGAAGGGCGGGCGTGGGAGGACAAGCTGGCTGAGCTCACACTCGCAGCCCGCATCGGAGCAGCACGAGAGCAGGGAGGGCAGTCATGAGGGAGTACAGCGTCGCGGTCACCGTCGACGTGACCATCCGCTACAACCCAACCTCCGCGCCGGAGACGGCCGCAGACCTCCGCGAAGATGCAGCTATGCTGCTCGGCGGGGCGTGTCTCGACCACGTGTACGGCATCGACGAGGCGTGGGTCGCCAGCGTCGACCAGGTGCGGGTGTACCGTGGACAGTTCGGAAAAGGGGCAGTGATATGAGCAAGATGACCCAGGTCACACGCAGCGTCGCGTGGCCGACGCTGACACAGGACAACCCATCGCTGGTCGACGACATCATCGTCGAGGCCGAAGGTGGCAGCATCGTCATCGAGTTCTACCGGTTCCGCGGGGTCGGCGGGCTGAGCGTCAAGGTGTGTGCGTTCACCGACGCATGGAAGACGCTCCGAAACGAGAAGGTCGCCGGCGCACTCGACTTCATCGCGAAGCTGGCGGAGATGCCGCAGGGCATCGATGTCGAGATGGCAGAGAACGCTCTCCGGGTCTTCGGCATCGTGCCGGACCCGAAATACCCAACGAGAAAAGGGGCAGTGACATGAGTATTGACGCCATCATCGTAGAGCGCAACGAAGCCGGGTACAGCCCCACCGAGGTCTACCTCTTCGACCACGAAGAGTTCGGCGGCGTCGAGGGGAACAGCGTCGACCGGGCAGAGGACGCGCTGCGCGCGTACCTCGTCGCCTCGTTCGGCGAGAAGAACATCAG